GCTTCTTTCAAACTTTATAGTCGGCCCTGCTGAATCATAAACATGTAATGTGCTACTTGGGGTTGTGGTTCCTATACCAACATTCATGTTTAGAATGTTGAACTCTTGAGTACCAGCAGCGTTGTGCTTGAACTCGAAACCATGATTGTTTATATCAGAATGAAACTCTAGATTTCCTGTAGAATTATTTCTACCAATAGTAAAAGCATCTGTCTCAGTTCCTCCGCTTACATAGGAGAATCCTATCTGATGAGAAAGGTTGTTTGAGGCATCACTTAAATTTAATAACGATGATGGGGTTGAAGTTCCTATACCAACTTTACCATCACCATCAATGGATAAATCTTTACGGTTATCTGTAAGGTTATTTATAGTAAAATTACCGCCTAAATGTCTTATTTGGAAAGTGTCAGAAGAATCTCTTCTTAATTCAAATCCGTGACTTGTAGACGCTCCATCAGCAAGTATATAACCTTCCTCCACATGGAGCTTTTCTGCTGGACTCGTAGTACCTATACCAATTTTACCGTCAACTATCAAGTTAGAAGACTCAGTAGTTCCATCAGTTCCGCCAAATCTAAAACCTTCAGTAGCTGTGTGTACATATTCAGTACCTGTGTAATTAGGATCTGTGGATGTAGGTGTAATCGTTTCACCTGCTCGTGGGAAAATACAAACTTCTATCGTTGTAGTCGTACTACCATTGTGTTTAGCCTCAATAGAAAAATCTTCATTATTGTCACTGGTTATCCTAAGTGTGACTTCTTTATAGTCACCACTTACAGATTTAACATGGATGTCTTGAGAATGGTTTACTAGTATTTCAAAAGAAGAGTTTAGAACAACATTATTACTAGTTCCCGTGATCGTCATATCAATGATCGATGCAAGGTTGTTTCCAACTACAGTACAAAGCGTTGTATATGTAGAGTTGTTTATTCCAGTAGCACTAAATCTTACCTCTCCTGCTTGTGGGCTGCCATCTACTGTTAAGCTTGAAGCAGATAAGTTACCTGTTACAGCGACACCTGTTGAGGTAGTCTCTAGCTTAGTGGAATCATTATGCCTGAGCTGTACTGAACCTCCATCAGTAGCTAATAAATAAGTTTTATTATTAGCAGCATTGTTCAACTCAATGTTAGTTCCTCTTATGGATAAATTACCAGAACCTATCTCCTCTATGACTGACTTATTATCAGATGAATTATGGTAGATTGCAAAATCTTGGCTAGTCCCCATCCGAATACGCCCATTGTCAGGCATATCCAAGTAACCATTCCCATGTAACTGGATTCCATCAGTCGTGGTGGCGAATTTAACTGCTCCATCATAATAGAGAGTTGTGGCTCCATTAGCTGCTGACTGGAAAGCCATTTCATATAAATTTCCACTTGGGTTGTGGTGTCTAATATTAAAGGTGTTGCTGTTAGCTAGAGTGTTAACATCTATGTACTTGCTACCATTCGTTGTGAAGTTTAGCTCGCCATCTAAATTTATATGACCTGTACCGAATGTACCCGCTATATCAGCTCCCCCTGCTGTAGTGGTTAGTTTGAGAGCATTATCGTGGTATAACTCTACTGCTCCATCAGGTATGAGTTTTATCCCGTCTTCGCCCGTTTTAGGTCTTATAAGAATCTGACCTCCTCCTGTGTTTCTTATGTATAAATTACTACCTGAAGATTGTGAGGAGATGTAATTATGCCCACTAGATGCAAACATCTCCAAGCTTAACGCTGTGGTAATTGAGTCAGAGGTCATCTTTCCAGTGACAGTGATGCCACCTGCATCTGTAGTGAATTTCTGCGAATTATCGTGCCTAATTGATACCGCTCCATTTTTTGTCATGGTCATCGCAGTTTCACCATAAGTACTGCCATCATTATACCCTATTAAAATGACAGAATTTCCTGAAATTTGAAAATTATTCGGGCCTCCATATAAGACATGCCCATGAACTCCATCATGGGACAGTTGTAAATCATTGTGCGTTCCAAGAGTCAACTGAACACTATCTCTAAGGTGCAACTTATCAGCAGACTGATCCCATGTCATATAACGATCTGAGGTATCGCCATAGAAAACCACATCATGTCCTGTTCCATTCTCCCCAACTGTAATCCCTTGGTTAAAGTGCCATGAGTTAGTTGAATTAGTCCAGTTGATTGTATAATCACTAGCACCTTTGAGAGTAATACCACCCCCATCAGCAGTTGTGTCAGATGGAGTAGCTACAGTTCCTAGCTCAATGTTCTTGTCATCAACCTGAAGAGTCGTGCTGTTCAGCGTTGTGGTCGTGCCATTGATGGTTAGACCGCCTGTAACTACAAGGTCACCACTGAAAGTAGCTTCTGTATTAGTTATAGCTAATCTTTCTGTACCACCCGTATAAAACTTTAAATAGTTAGAACCATTACTTCCTTGGATTCTAGCATTAGCACTACCAAACTGCACATAATGGGCAGAGCTAAGTTTTAAATTTGATGCGGATATTGTTAGGTCTTGATAAAAAGCTGAACCATTTGCGTCTAGTATTGCGATAGTGCCAGAACTATTTTCAAACTGATATCCAGAACCAGTAGTTGTGCTTGTAAACTTATGGGGCTGCCCACTAACGGCAGGTATGATATCTAAATGTCTAGCGTTTACGCTTTCCTCTATCCTTAACCGATCCCCTTTAATGTGAAGCTTTTGTTCAGGGTTTGATTCGCCTATACCTACATTACCATCCTCAGCAATAGTCATTGATTGAGTTATAACTCCATCACTAGTTGTGTTTTGTTTATTCCAAAATTGAAGTTCACTTTGTGCATTATTACCAACTCTTTTACATACTATAGAAGCACCAACATCATTAGTAAGTTCAGAAACTAAAAAGCCCATACCAACACCTTCAGTGGTATCGTTTGCAGGATTTCTTAAAAGCAAGTGATGGTTTTCTGGCTCATCGACATCAGCTAATGCGTTAGCACTGCTTTCAACTGTTAATTTAGATACGGGGCTTGTAGTTCCTATACCTACGTTTCCAACTTGGTTGATTGTGGCACGAGTCGTACCTGCCGTTTGCAAAAGAATAGAATCGTTTCCACCAGAAGAAACTGCATTTATTCTATTATGTGCTAACTCTAAATAATTTGTAGAATTGTATGATGCTTTAATTGTAGTAACATCTGCTCCACTACTACTTACTTCTAGCTTTTTCGTAGGGATCGCAATCCCGATTCCGATATTGCCTCTTAAATTCTTTATTGATGGTATAGTTTGGTCTGCCATTTTATGATACTGATGTTGCGTCTCCCATTACGTGGTAACAAAGTCTTGCTCCTATTGTGCTACTTACTTGTGTTGAAGTTTTAAATTGAATCTCAAATGAGTCTGAAGTTCCATCTACAATTTTAGATTCTATTTGATCACTTGGTAAATTATCGTGTTCTGTTAGGATAATTCCTGGTTCATTGTACGATCCTATATCGCCAGTGTTCTGTATAAAAAACTCACCAACATAAGCAATCGAACTATGGTTGCTCCAATCACCTGATATGAATACTTTTACATGACAAGCTTTGTGGTTACCTAATTCGACTGTTAACCCTGTAGAGAAATTGTGATCTAATGAATAATCTTTTCTGCCTATTAGATGTCCATTAGTTGTATTGTTACCTATCCTTGCATTTCCAAGAACGTGTAACTTTTCGGAAGGATTATTAGTTCCAATTCCAATTCTGCTTGAATCGTCCGTAGCTGCTTTATATATCCCAACCGCAGTATCTAAATTTATATTAGTCGAGCTTGTACTACTATGACCTGTGTCTCTTTCAATAAATCCATCAACAAAAATTAATTGTGTATAAGCTTTGTTTGATGTTGGGACTAAATAGAAGTCAGTCTTTTGAGCTGCCCCTGATCTATTTACATAGGCAAACTCTACGTTAATGTTTACATCATCTCCACCTCCCTCGACAATTACCTTGGTATTATTTGTACCACCTGAATTTTGTACAACTACATTTACCTCTCTCCAAACTTTACTATGCCCATCATATATCCGCACATGGAAACCTGAAGAGTCACCATTGCCATTCATTTGGACTGTACCAATGTACTTGGTCGTTGTACCTAGTGCTAACTTGTAATTCCTGTTAACTCTAGCATCATTTCTAATTTCGCCCTCTCCACTAGAGAAAGCACCTGAATGAACATAAAGCTTACTTGTTGGAGTTACGTTTCCAATAGCGACATTTCCATTTCCACTTACCCTAAATAAATCAACTCCAGAAGTGTTTTCAGCTAGGAAACTTATATCATTCTCATTTGTTCCTGCCCTGACCCTTAATCCATAACTATTACCACCTGTAGCAGAACCATTAAATCTAGCTGCGTAAAGACCATTTGCTCCTGTTACTTGTAAAAAGTCAGAACTAGTATCCCCTTGGTTAATGCAGAACTTACCTGCTGAATTTATTGAAGCTTGAGTGTCACGAGTGTTAGCCCCTGTATTGAAATAGATGCCATCATAAGCATTTATATCTAGAGCATCTGGACTTCCATCACCATCATTATGACAAGTGATTGATAAATTGTATTGATTTGAAGTTACGAACCCAGATCTAAAGAATAAGCCATGAGTGCCAGTTGCATTGTAAGCATCAATTAAAACAGAGCCTCCACTTACTTGAAGTTTTGCCTGTGTTGGGTCGGTGTTCCCTATGCCTACGTTGCCATTAGCTTTGAATCTAACCTTCTCTTGATCATTAAGATTAAATTTTATGTCATAATCGCCCCCACCTGTTGAAATAATACTATCGTGTCCATGCGCCCTAAATGCTCCACCACTTGAAGTGTAAAAATTACTATATGCAAATATTCCGTTCGGACTAATTTCAGCTCTTAGATTTGAACCTACATAAAACTTAAAGTTTCTATTATTACTCACAAAAGAACCAATGGACTTAGTAGTAAACCTAATATGATCAGACTCACCACTTATCTGCAAAGCTTCATAGTTTGATGAATCTGTATAGCTTATATAGTTCTGCTCAATCTTACCCCCTGTAAAAATCTTAAACCTATCACCAGATAAACCATGCTCTTTAATCGTAAAGTCAGAGTTAACACCGTTGCTAGTGACTTTGAAGGCATAACCCCTATTTGGGTAACTGGCATTCTTAACACCTAGATATAAACCATCACTACCGCTATTCGTAAATATAGACGCAGTGCCAGTTACAGACTGACTTCCATTAGACCCTACTGTGTACTCATCAATTTGTAATTTCGTAGCAGGAGAGGTCGTTGCTATACCTACCTTGCCATTAGCATCAACAGTTAATCTTTCTACTCCATCTGTTACTGTTGAAAGTCTTGCTGGGCTAGTGAATCCTTTATAGCCATAATAATTGCCTCCACTTGTGTAAAGATCATGGAATATAAACCCATCTTTTGCACCATTTACTCCAGCTAGAACTCCAGAATCTTTTGCTAAAATATTTCCTGCAACTTCTAATTTTTCGTCAGGGCTAGATTCACCTATACCTACATTATCTCCATTAGAGCCATTAAGAATAGTATCACCATCAGCCTTTAGAGTAATCTCAGCTCCTCCAGTACCTGAATATGTAATAAAAAAATCAGAATCATTACCACCATCAACGTGGTAAAAATTAACACTATCACTACCACCACTTCCGTTATCAATACGTAAACCCCCTGTACTTCCATGCCCTTCTAAATGGAGTGTGGATATTGGATTTGTAACTCCTATACCTACATTACCCCCGTCCTTTATGTAGAATACAGATGTGCCGTCATCCTTAAAGTCTACTATTGGCTGCACTCCAGTCTGATTTACAATCAGTGCAGGGCCAGTTCCGTTATTAGTAATTGAAAGTTGTTCTGTTGTACTTACATCAGTGTCTACAATTGTAAATGATCCTGTAGTAGAGATGTCTCCCTGTACTGTGAGGTCACCTGCTAGAGTTGTGTTTCCACTAGAATCAATGATCAATCTTGCCGTAGTGCCAGTTACATCAATCTTCAGGTTACCATCACCAATCAAGAGGTTGTCTGAACCATCCATCTTAGCAACACCTATCACCCCACCACCAGCAGTCTCTGCCAAATACTGTTGGTTGTTATCTATTCTAATATCTCCACCAGTAACATGAAATTTTGATTGTGGCGTTGCACCAATACCTACGTTACCAGAGCCATTTAGAACAATACTTTTACTAGTGTCTCCCCCATACCTTATGAATAAACTGTTCCCATAAGTATCTATAAAATTTCCAGAGTTACCTCCAAATAAATCTATGTATTTTGTAGTAGCATTAGTGTGTGTTCTTATAGTTCCAGCAACATGCAGCTTTTGGGCAGGGGTTGTATACCCTATACCAACCTTGCCGTCACTTTTAATACGAACTTGATCCGTGCTATTGCTAACAATAGAGAAATCATTATCTGAATATGTTCCTATTCTACCAACAGATCCTGCTCGCATTTTAACCGTAGCAGCACCGCTTTCTCGAACATTAATAGTTGCATTGCTACCCTCCACATGGAGTAATTCAGCAGGGTTAGTAGTACCTATTCCTAATTTACCTCCAGAGGTTAGCCTTGCCTTTTCTGCTGCCCCTGCAAACAATGTTAAGTTATCACCAGAAGAACCAGCACCTACATAATTATTACCCGAAGTGCCAGAGTCGTTGAAAGATACTCTCGATTGATTTGAGGTACTTTCAAACATTGCAGTAATTATCTCACCTGAATTGACTGAAAGTTTTCTTGCAGGGCTACCAGTCCCAATACCTACTTTGCCATCAGAGTGTATCCGCATCTTCTCATAAGCATCTCCTACAGTTGCTATTTGGAATCTTATGGTATTTCCAGCAACAGCAAAGTCTGTATTACTAGCATTGATTTCAAACCGTGATTGCCGTCCTGATGATGCTGTAGAACCCCAAGAATTTATCCACGCTTGGTATTCGGAATTATGTAAACCTATTGTCGGGCCTGTTGTGTTATTAGCCTTTACAGTGAGTAATACATCAGGTGTTGTGGTTCCTATACCAAATTTACCTGCATTGATATAACTGTCTGCTCCACCAGTGTTGAGGGCAATTCTGGTTACACCTCCTGACTGATTAAGTAGCAACTGACCATGATCACTTGTTGTTCCAAGGTTTATAACCTGTATTCCAGAACTATTGAGTCTTGAAATTGTTCCTTTTACTGAAAGCAAATGAGGAGCCGTAGTCGTGCCAATACCTACGTTACCAGTAGAAAGAATACGCATCCTCTCTGCATCAGCTACATCAAAGGCTAGACTATCGCCATTGTGTCTGTACCGAATCATTCCCCTATTATCATCATCATCATCGCCAAATATAATTTGATTCTCCCCTGATGATCCTCCTGACCTCATCACAATTTGCGTAACAGCATCGGTTGCCGTATTACGTACACGCATATTTGCTCCCGACCCTTCGACATCGAGTAAGTAGTTAGGAGATGTTGTACCTATCCCTACCTTACCATCAGAAAGAATACGCATTCTTTCTCCTGCTGCTGTGCTTATAGACAGAGAGTCATCCCCATGCCTGTAATCCAAAGCACCTCTTTGCTCTGCGTGAAGATCGCCAAAGAACAAACTAGATCTTCCTGTGTTGCCTCCCAAGATAGCGATGCTCGCATAGTTGCCAGCACCTTGAGTCATGTCCACTCTAAAGACTGTTCCTCCTCCCAAAGATGGAGTATTTGTTCCACCCCCAACTTTTACTTTTTGATCAGTCCCTATTGTTATAGCAGCATTCCCTCCTGTCTTGAGTTTTAATCCACTCGCTGTGCCTGTGCCTAACGCCTCAGTTCCTATCTCTAAGAAGCTAGAAGCATGCTTGAAGAAAGATCTCTCATAATTAGAGGAGTCAGTATAGGTTTCATACAGATTAAAAGTTCTAGAGTTTGTGCCAAATCTTGCCTCTATGTCACCACTTGCGACTATATGATTTACTGATCCTCTAAATCTAAGAGTTTCATTCTCTCCTGATGAATCTTTAGTTTTAAATACAATGTCCTTATTAGCTCCCGTATTTCTTATTTGAAGATCTCTAGAAGCAGACTGAGATGATAGGTAATTTACAGAACTTGTGCCGTGCAAGCTTAAAGTACTACTATTAAAATATCCTTCTGTACTTGTAATAGAACCATTAGTCACCGCATTTCCTGCATAACTTATAGTCATGCTATCAATAGCATCCGCTGTATTCCTAAACTTAAACCCATACCCTGACCCACCTGTTGTGGCTTGCCACTCTTGGAAAGTTCTGACTGAATGTCCGTTAGCAACATAGACATTAGCGTTACTAAATACACCTGCTTCGTTAACCCATCCTTTTGTCGCACCATCTACAGCAAAGTTTAACTGATCCTTTTGTGGAGAAGTTGTATAATTACTCCAATAAATTCCTGTATTAGTTCCACTAGTGAAAGTCAACGAAGGGCTACTTACTGTTCCGTCTAATAATACGATGTTACCAGTCATCGTCCCACCTGCGAGGGGAAGGATTCCTGCTTCGGTTGGAGTTGCGTTAATCCACCTAGCTAATCCACTATTATATTGAAGTAATTCCCCATTAGCTAAAGATGAAATAACAACGTCATCCATCTCAGCTAAAGTGTTCTCTAACGCTACCGCAGCATTTACAAAAGCTGTCGTTGCTATCTGAGTGGTATTAGTACCTGCACTAGCTGTAGGCGCAGTTGGTGTGCCAGTAAGAGCTGCACTTGTGAACATAGTCGCTTTGGACTCGTTCGTTACGTTCCCTAAACTTACTGTACTCGCTGTAATATTATGTGGGTTAGTAGCAGCAACGTGCGTACTTAAATCAGAAGCAGCAGCAAATGTTGAAGCATGACTACCATCTAAGGTATCTGCATCTAGCCCAGAACCAGATCCATCATTATTCTCATGCCAAACATTATAACCTAAAACAGAAAGATCAGTTCCATCCCATTTTAATGTTTTTCTATTACTCCAAGATGTATCATTACTAGGGAAGGCGTAAGCATAAAAACCTCCTTCTGCTCCCACAATAACACGCTCTACATTATTAGCGATGTTGGAGTTCAGAACTCCTGATGTCTCGCCAGCAGCAATGATAACGGCATCATCGTGACCAATCGTGATAGCACCATTGGCGGTCATCCTCTGAAGGATAGCTTGACCATCGACAGAAAGAATAGTCCCAGTGTCAGGGGTGTAATTTAATGTGCCTGAGAAATCATCGTTAGTATCTGAGCGAAGGAAACTTGCACCATTTATCCCATCGAGTGTGTCAGCATCTAAACCAGAACCAGCTCCATCAACAGATGTAAGAAGTCCAAGAATCTCCGCTGCTGTTTGATCGTCTTTAGCTCCAGCATCAATACCATCTAGCTTTGATCCATCAGCAGCTACGTCCCTTCCATCTACGGTTCCTCCTAATGTAATGTTACCAGTTACATTTAAAACTCCAGCAGACGATAACGTCATTGCTGTGCCATCTACTGAGTTGATGAACTGGAAACCATTACCTGTTAATCCAGTTGTGGCTTTCCATGTTCCACCATAGTTTCGGAACTCACCTGTATTTGAAGTATAAAGATTTGCCGAAGATAATACTCCTGCTGTGCTTATATAAGCCTTTTGCGCCCCATCAACAGAGAACTGTATTGTTCCAGAAGTTGCGAATAAACCTGTGTTATGTGATGCAAACCTAAGACTCGGTGCGCTAGCACTGCCATCAGGTATGGTTAAAACTCCAGTTAAGGTTCCACCAGCCAAAGGAAGCTTGGTCGCTATCGATGTGGTTATAGTTCCAGCGAAGTTCGCATCGTCATTCAATGCAGCCGCAAGCTCATTGAGTGTGTTGAGCGTGTCGGGGCTGGAATCCACCAGATTAGCTACCTCAGTTCTTACAAACGCAGTGGTTGCTAACTGAGTCGTGTCAGTTCCAGCGGAAGCTGTCGGGGCAGTGGGAATACCCCCAACACTTAAATTACCTGAAATGTTGGCCGCTCCAGTAACATCAAGTTTATATGAAGCAGATAAATTACCAATACCTACATTCCCTAATGTGTGGATATCTCCTTTAAAATATTTTCCTTCTGAAGCCATTAAATAAGTCTTCTAAATTTAAATGTATAATTACTTGTATTTGAAGCCGTAAAATTAGCTGCCATCTCAATACGCACATTGTTTGTATCAGCTTCAGAACGAGTTCTTATAAAAATCATTTTACCATTATCAGATCCTCCAGATCTATGTAAGTCTACCTCACTAGAAAAATCATCCGCACTAGTCGTACCACCATAAATATTTATAATAGCTGAGTAGTAAGCTTCTGCTGAACCTCCCCCTGCTGCATCATTTACATGTAATAACATAACATAAGTTCCAGTAGGCATAGCTCCTGATTGAGTTATGTTAGTGTCTTGAAAAGTTGGAGTAACCGTCATAGAAACTACAGAAGTTTTAACTTGGTCTATGCTTGTTCCTGCTGTGAGTATAACTCCTGAATGTGTAATTTGACCAGTAAAGGTGGGGGTAGTAAACATCGTACCCTTAGACTCATTAGTAACATTCCCTAAATTGACTTGAGTAGCCGTAACACTATGAGGATTATTCGTTGCACTGGTGTGTGCAGATAAAGATGATGTTGAAGCAATACCTGCTTCAGACAATGTTTGGTTTAACCATTTAGAGGAAGAGGTATCATATTGTAAAATCTCATTATTACCCAGAGACGTGAAGTTAGCATCATCCATCTCAGCTAGAGTATTCTCTAGCGTAATTGCACTATTAACAAACGCAGTAGTCGCTATCTGAGTTGTATTAGTTCCCGCAGAAGCTGTTGGTGCTGTCGGTATCCCTGTAAAATTAGGACTCTCTTTAGGAGCGAAATTACTTTCAATCGTTAGGCTCGCTGATAAAGGAGATACAGTAACAGCCGTTAAACTAGCTGTACTCTCAGAAAGTGTTAAAGCACCTCCCGAAGTTGATGTTACTGTTAAAGAACTTTGGGATGGTGGATCGACAGTGACTGAATTAACTGTCTGTGTAACAGTAGCTGTGTCATTTGCCATTAGATAATCTCTGGTATTACATCAAAAGTAAGTCTGAACGAATGTACTATTTCGTTGTCACTTGATTGTTTTATTTTTAAATCCCCGAATATTGTAAGTGTTTCGTTAGGTAAAGCATTAGCTTGAGCCGTTGACCACTTTAACTGAATGTTAGGCCCAGCAGAATTATATGTAAATGTAATCCTGTTGGCTCCAGCACCACTACCAGCAGAACTTAAAAAATCTACTTCGTCTCCCTCAACAGAACCACTTGAAGATTTTTTTCGAATAGCTAATGTAGCTGAATGACCTGATGAAAAGTTTTTTGCGTTGGTCTGACCAGACTCTTTAAACGTAATATCTACTTGGGCTTTTTGCCCTCTCTTTAATTCTATATTAGCCATAATTAATACATTCCTGACATACCGCCACCAATTCCGTTAGGTGCGATATGTAATGTTGGTTTAGCAGCACCTCTATAAGAATCAGTGTCTGCTTCTAAAAGTTCTTTGACCACACCCCAATGGTACACTGCTCGTTGTGCGTCAGCGTTATCTTCTGACAGCTTACCTAACAACGCATGTTTTAGTATAGCGTTAGACGGTATATGCACTAAGTCAGAGTTACTATCGCAATCAACCCATCTTCTTTTAAGTAACATGTGAGCTACTGAATCGCTGTCTACGTTACCGACTCTAAACCTCCTGTAGCGAGCTACCCCATTAGAAGTGTTAATATCTGTTAAGATCAAATCTTTTGTAGAGTCTGCTGAAATAGATCCTCCTGCAGTTCCTTGGTATATACCTTGAACACGTAAAGGATGATCTGCTTCTACGTTCGTCCACCTTACCGAAAGTATTTCTGTTATGTCCGTATGCCCATCACCAAGAGGTAGCGTTGCACCATCACCAACTAAATCGACAGGGGACTCTGTATACGAATCACTTTTTAATACGGTATCTGTTCCTGTTAAAGCTGTAGCTCCCGTAGTAGCGTCTGAGTGTCTTCTATACCGAGCAGTCACAACACCTGTACCTGATCCAAGATTAAAAGGAGCTTTTAACGTAGTGACTTGGATTTTATACTGACTACCAGCAACAAGGTCTCTATAGATAGGAGCATACCCGTCATCTACAAAAGCGTTCACCTGCGTCTTATCATCATCATTAGTTCCAAATAATTTGTAGTCGTGCCATAAAGAACGAGTAGGAACTGGATTTTTATCTATTAAAGCTGCAACAATAGAGTCTGTTTCTTGTGGTAATGATACATAACCCTTAGAAGCATCTTGAGAATGCTCCATAAGCATTTCCCTCCAATACCCCATTTTGTATATACGAGGCATAATCTCATTTAAAGCGTGTCTAAAAGCTACTTCTTTATTAGAAGATGTAGTATCAAGATACTGAGAATGAGTGTCAAATAATTGAATTGTAGTTAAAGCTGGCACGATCCTTAAATATATAGGAATATGCCTCTAATTCAACTGCCTAAGAAGGGATGCTAGATATGAATAAAGGACACCAATAAACATTCTCATAAGTGATTTGTTCAATGCTTTTCGAGTTTGTCCCTGCTGCATTCGGATCATAAGAAACTCCGAGTTTTACGTAATAAGTAGCCGTTCTATCTGCTTCGGAATGATTCCCTCTTTTAAAAGAACCCATTGCTGCTGTCTCACTGTTAGCTGTCAGCGCAGTCATTGCTCCAAAGTCATTCTGTAGTTGCTCTGCTGTTTTAGTAGGGTCTGAATCTCTATGGATAGTAATACTGTTGGCCGCTATAGTAGCTCCTGAAGCAGATCCTGTAGGTAGAATTATTGACCACTTTAGGAAAAACGAACCATATGTTTGATTGATAGGCATGTCTTTCGCTTTCAGAACGGTATCTTTATCGTTAGAATCTTTTATAGCCGTGAATCCATCAGGCTCAATTTCATTAATAAACCCAGCTCCTTGGCTCTGGTTCTTTACACAAATGAAACTATCTACTGTTACTGTGTTATTTGATAATACAGGTAACGGATGAGTATGACCAGAACTTGATCCTGTAGTAACACTAATAGGTGATAAAGACCCATAGATGCCTCCTGTCCTTCCTTCGACATTATCATTGTCGTTTTTCTCAAAAATACCCCCTGTCTTCCCTGTTACTTTCTTAACTACATTACTAGAAGAGCTATCATAGTCTGTAACTTCATCTGTTTTCCCCGTTACCGAAAGATTATTACTTGAAACAATATTATTAGTTTGTTGGTTAATATATATGTCGTGGTAGTGATTGTATCCTCCAGCACTTGCTGACGCAGTTTGTCCACTTATTCCTATCTCATGTTGATGTTGTGGTATCTTTAAATTATCTGAATCTGTACCTGCATCATGCTCATGGTTAGGCATAAGCAACCCATCTTCAGTAGAGTCCCTAGCTACATGCTTGTGCTCTGGAATAGTTAAACCGCCATGTGACTCAGTTGAACCATTTTCGTGCTCGTGGTCAGGTATTGTTACAGTAGATGTTCCTGAATGAGTGTGTCCAGATTCAGGGCCAGTTATTTCAGATGACCCTGTCCCCATAGAGCCACTATAACTAGCTGTGCTCCGTGTGTCCGATTGAATTAATACATCAAAGTTATTAATAAGATAACGTAGTCTACCTAAATAAACTCTCGTTCTAGTATTACCTTTGTTATCTACATACCTCTCCAACTTAAAAGGATGTACATCGGAACTAGCCGATGGAGTTATTGAGGGCGGTATAGAACTTACTGAAGGAGTTGGCCCATACTCAGGAGGGATAGCTCCATCCCCAATAAAAGAACCTTCACGCTCTCCAGAAGTGAAAGGCATGTCTCCATCTTGGGATCTTGGTAAATCTGCAGTTGATTCTGTGGACGGTGGTACTTCTTCCATTTTAACTAGCTACTGGTTTAGAAGCCGTTATTTTTTCTCTCATATAACCGCCTCTAAATGGTTTTTGTGAATCTGAAATAACTATAGTGTCGGGCCAATCAGTGTGGTTAGTCGCTAAGAAATCCCACGTAGTGCCTATATAATCGTATGTGTGATGATTTGTTCCCGTAGTAGCTTTTAATATAATTCTTTTATGTAAACATTCTGGGACAGTTACATTTCCTAACGGAGTATTAAAAACTAAAGGCTCTGGGAACATCGGTATTACTGTTGTCAGCTCACCAGAAGCCCAAGGTTCATCTTTCCAGAACAACTCAACTAGAACTTTTGTTGGCCCTCTATAACCACTTTTTTTGTAAACTGGATAAATAGAAGGGTCGTGTCCTCCATCTCTTAACTTCCAGTTTTCCGTTTTCATAAAGTCCAGAACTGGAGGCCAATAGTATGATTGATAAGTGTTATAACTCTTTACTAAATTAGTTGAGCTTGTCTTTACAACCTCTTCCTCTCTTATTGCGTAGAAATTATCTGTTAACTGTCTGCCAGAACAAAGTATACCAAAGTTATTAGAAGATCCTGTTGATACAGGAAACTTACCCGTCCCCCAAAAAGGAACATTAGGTACATCTGGGTTAGGTACAGTGTTAGTGACTACAGCACTTTCGCCAGCAGCAAAGGTCTGAGCCGTCGTTAAGTTATTACTTTCAGAAACCGTTGTGTCTGTTGTGCTAAACAATACCGTCTTCTTAGGTACTTCACTTTTATAAAAAATTGTTTCTTTGGTTCGTAATGGTACATCGAACTCTCTATCAATATCGATCCTCCTTATAGGAACTTTCTTTACGTAAACTCTTTGTTCAGTTATATATAAAGAATCTAATGTTTCATCTCCTGAACGGACTTGTCTCTTATCGAAGAGTCTATAGTCAATGTCAAAACCAGCATTATCACCACCCGCATCCGTAAAAGGATCAGCGGTAACCGTCGGTAAGTATGAATTTAAAACAGGACTAGACTCGTCGTATGTGCTCCTTCTTATAACATAAGTTCTAACTACTGTATCATACAAAGGACTTGAACCTCCAGCAGCTTGGTACTCCCAATTATAATCATCTTGGTTGTCCCTATCTTTAACATAATACCAAAACTGAAACTGGCCTTGATTGTTATCTGCATTTTTTATTAATGCTAGTCTGAAGTTAGGGAAGTTATTTTTGTCTGGGTGTAGTGTCCCATACTCTGTGTTGTCAGCAGCATCGGCAGACTTCGTATTTTTACTAGCGTCGTTTACCTCTACAACAACTAAATCAGCGACTTTGGGTGTTGTGAAATCTATAACCCTTTGCCTTCTGTTAGAGGAAACTGCCATATTAATCCTTCGCTAAACAAACAACTGTGATAGTAGCTGCTCCACCGCAAGAAAACACAACATTGTTACTGCCAACATTGAAACTTTTAAAATAAAACATAGCAGATCTACTATAGCCAGATAGTAATTTTATGTCTCCAAGCTCATCAGTTGAACCATTAGCTCTAACCCATTGAGCGTTAGCATTAGGGGCATCGGGAGTCTCATAATATATAGCGACTACGTTTGTCATTGTTGGTAGTGCGTCTCCTAAAACATCAAATGTAGTAGCCCCCGCTCCTTTTATAGCAGCTCCTGTTCCTGTCGTTTGTGTTACAGCCCCACTATTTAATTGCCAAGTAACTACGTCATCACTGCTATCAAACGTAATTTTAAATGTGTATATGATATCAGCATCAGTCGTTGTTAAAGGGATAGTGTTAGTGCCACCTACAGTATGTGTAGTATTCAAACCAACCTCCACTCCAGAATCAACAGTAGCTGATATAGTTTGTTCTAAATTTAAGTTTGTTAGGGTCTGTGCCATATAATATTATCTAATCAGCAAGCACTACATTATCACGTACATATTGAGTGACTATCTCTGCAGGAGTTGCGTTTGGGTTACTCTCTATAATGAGGTTGATCAACTCCATTTGCTCTTGATGCTCTTCATCCTCTTCGTTGAATTCCATGCCGAATATCTCCATGAATAAAGAATCTTGTAAGGTAGTATCTTCAGCAACCTCTTCTTCAGGCTCCTCAGTAACTTCTTCTTTAGGTTCTTGTTTAGGTTCTTCTGGAGGAGTCTCCATAGCTTGCTCTATAGCATCTACAAAAGACTCTTCAGCGTTTTGTGGTTCGTTGGTTTGTGTTTCTTCTTCAGCCATTGCTAAGTAGTTTGTGTATAAATAAAGATCCCCGATCCCCTCTATTTGTCAAGGAGATCGGGGAATCTTGTGATTGGTAACTCTAATAGATTAGAGTCCTAAAGCGGCATCTGCTGATTTCCTTGCGATAGCAATAACATAACCAAACTTAGTCTTGATCGGCTTAGAAGCAGAAGCAAGAACTCCACGGAAGAATCCGATTGAACCATCTGGGTTGATAGTAGCATCAGGAATGTTAGTCCATTTGAAGTCTCCCTTATATGTAAGAGGATCAAATGTAAGACCATTAGACCCACTCAAAGGAGCTGGGATCTGTGATTCATACACGTCTGGGTGAATGATATAAGCAAGCTCAACTGGAGCTGACTCATATGCAGCGTTAGGTGAAATAATTCCGCCACTCACTGTGTATGGTGGAATTCTATTTAAGAAGTCGTCAGCACCGAGATCATATCTAGGTGCAAGATCATCAATCAAGTGGTAGTAACCACGGAATGACTTCTCAACTCCTAATGGAGCAACAAGCTCACTGACTCTTGCCTGATTGTATCTGATGTCATCTCTGAACTCAGACTCAATCTGAAGCTGTCTTGAAGCCTCTGAAGAACATACAAGACCAAATACAGGTCTTCCATTCTCACGGCCATAAGCATTATTACCAGCACCAGAACGAACTAATCTGAAATACAGATCGTCGAGCAATGCGTTGGATATGTTAGCTTCTGGAAGCTGGTCGTTGGTTTGGGCAGCGTCGTAGCCAGAATCAGCGTGAGTATCAGCGTCAATGTTATCTAAGATACTTGACGAAGCAGTTCCTTCACGACCAGTGGTCATTTTGGAGTTTTCAGAAGTCTTCTTACATGCAACAAAGTTGTCAGCAAGTAAGTCAAACTCATCACGATAACGCTCTTCCCATGTGTAACGGGTTGATTCGGTCATCACATCAAGGATAGCACGAAGCTGATCCTGACGATGTGCAGCAAAACGAAGATCTTCAACATTGATTCGTGGTGACTCAATGACAGCACGTTTCAAGTTGTACTTCTTTAGTTCTTTACCAAAGTTGATAGATCCTTTATTTGACTCGTTAGGCCCAAGAATAGACTCAGCAGTATCTTTCAAAGGCTGATCGGAACCAGCAGATCCTGTAGGAGTAAATACGTTTGCACCATTATTGAGTGCTCCCATATCACCCCAAATAGCTGTACCAGCAAGTACGTCGCCAGTAGTAGTAGTAGTTGGGAGTGAAGAAGAGTAGATCAACGTGGTTAGTTGATAACCCATCTGATCTGGGAATGTGGATTTCTTGACGAGATCCATCCAAGGAGATGTATGTACAGTATTCTTATGAATATCTGCTCCAATACGGTTCGCTTCTTGAGCGAGAATGTTGTCGATGTTAGTCGCACCATTCGCTTGTGAAAATGTAGACATTTTATTAAATAATTAGTTAAGTTGTATATTAGTGCAGACCACTCCCCTTTCAGGCGGGTAAGCGATCTAGTTAATTAGTTATTATAAACCTTGATTAAATAGAACTAGTTAAGGCTAGAGCAACCTTACAAGATTTATGTCCAAGAGACGTAGCTCTGATCACAAGCAGACTGAACTAATTATATGGCTAGAGCAACCTATCTAAATGCGATAGGTAAAAATAAATTTATTCTTATGGAAAGTCAATAAGGAATTATTTATTGATCATTGGCATACCCTTATATGTATTCCTATTCTTTCCCTGCCCGTTTTTATTCTTTTCCTTATCTTTCTGCCTTTGGAAATACTTTCTTTGGGCTTCTTTATCTTTAGCCCTGTTAGCTAATCGTTTATTAACATTAGCTTCTGCTTCTTTTTCTGCTTTTGTCTTCTCTTCTTTAGACTTAAAATTTTTAGGGGCTGGTAACCCGAACCCGCCTTTTCCTTCTACTATACCTGACTTACCATATCCTTTCTTCACATAGCTTTTCTGCCTATCTGTTAAAGGTTTAGACCCTTTTTTACCTTCGGCTCCTTTAGATCCTTTGTCAGTTTTCTTTTTAAGACGGCTCATTGAGCCTCCTCTAGTTCTTTTAGAAGGACTACCTGAACCACCGAAGCGTGATCTTTTGCTCCGTGGCTTCGCTTTGAGTTTAAATTTATATGCCATAGTGTGTATTATTTACATAATAATACACTAAGAAAAATATAAAGCAAATAGCTGTTAGTCTTGTTGGATATCAAGACCGATACAGAATTTAGGTGGTAATACCGCAGCCTTCACATCTACAGCAACTCTAGTAGCTGGATCAGTGAATGGTATAGGCAGTCCTACCTTTGCATCTGTAGTTTCACATGATATATTACAGAAAGCGGCAAACGCTAAGAACAAGGCACATAGTAACTGTTTAAGTTTCATGACCTTAATATGCACAAGATAATTTAAATAACCAGAAAAAATTTTAACAAATGGCTAAAGGTAGGTTTACAAGACTCCCATCAGGTAAAATTAAGTACCACGGTGAGATATTTGCAGGGTTTAATAAACCTAAAAAAGCTCCTGCTGGTAGTAAAAAGAAGTTTGTTGTACTTGGAAAACAAGGAGATAAGATTAAAAAGGTAGGTTTTGGACATAGAGATTACCAAGATTTTAGACAACATAAGAACCCTAAAAGACGTAAGAACTTCAGAGCCAGACATAACTGTGCTACTGCAAAAGATAAAACAACCGCTCGTTATTGGGCATGTAGAAAACTTTGGTAATGAAACGAAAAGGAAGAGGAAAATTTGTAAAAGGTAAATCCAGAGTCAACGAAGCTGGTAATTATACTAAACCTACTATGCGTAAAAACCTCTTTAGGAAAATTATGCGTGGGTCAAAAGGAGGTAGATCAGGCCAATGGTCTGCTAGAAAAGCACAGCTACTAGCTTCTGAATACAAAAAACGTGGGGGAGGTTATACATAATGCCTTTACGTAAATCACAGAAAAGTTTGAAAGCGTGGACTAAACAAAAGTGGCGTACTAAATCAGGTAAACCTTCTGCTGAAACAGGTGAGCGTTACTTACCTGCAAGAGCTATAAAGTCTTTATCATCAGCTAAATACGCAGCGGGTACACGTAGAAAAAGAAAAGCTACTGCTAAAGGAGAGCAGAGAGCTAAATACACTGAGGCAGAACGAAAAGCTTTCCTAAGAGCTACCAGAGCTACTGGACAATTCAAATATAAAAGAAAGAACAAAAAATGAAAGGTGTTGCACACTATCTAAAAGACGGAACTCTCTATAAAGGAGAATCACACAAGATGCCTAACGGAGAAATCCATACAGGTAAAACACACAATAAGTCTAGTGAAAAACTTTTTCACTTTGATGATCTAAGTGAAGAGGCTCAGAAGAAAGCTGCTAAGTCTAAAGAAGAAAAACCAAAAGGCGAAAAAGGCACAGCCGTTGTTATTTCTTTTATGGATGCGGTCGAGAAAAGAATGAAGGATAAATAGTTAATGGACACTAAAACTTTATTATCTTTAGGAATAGGTCTTGTAGTACAGGCTGCTGGCATTGTGTGGTGGGCATCTAAATTGCAGTCAGATGTTCAACACAACGATTTTCAAATACAGATGATCGCTAAAGATGTAAGCGAGAACTCAGAGTTTGTTAAACTTTGGCCCGCAGGTAAGTGGGGTTCTGGGTCTTTACCATCAGACGTAAGACAGGATTTAAAAATTGGAATGCTAGAAATGGATATGGATAAGGTAATGTCTAAATTATATAACGGAGTACCAAAGGAGCATTAATGTGAGATGGCTGTTAACAGCCCTGTTTTGTAGTATAGCCCCATTACTTCAAGCAGATGATCATTGGGGAACCGTACCTCCAGTACCTGAAATAACTATAGAACATGACATCTATAGTGGGTGGGTAACTCTTGGTTGGGTATCAGACTCTACGTTTGATCGACCTATCTGGTATATTGTAGAGGTAAAACAAGTAGATCAAGACGGAATAATAGATCCAGAGTTCCTTTGGCACAGACCATTTGTACCGATTCGTAGTAACTTTAACGAGTATATTTCGTTTAGACTACAGTACAAAGATTCCAATGGTAAGATCTACGATTGGATCAGATCCGAAATGTTTAGAGTTCGTGTTATGTGGGGAGCTTAACGCCCGCCTAACGCATGTTCAATAGCATCCTCAAAACTTAAATCACTAGCTACAGGCTTAGTACTATCCCCTTTAGGTGTGCCAGACATTGTAGGCTCTGCATCTTCGTAAGTCGCTAACTGATCAGTAAGTGACTCTGCTTCTCTACGTGCTTGTAAATATTCTTTAACAATAACAGGTAATAGCTTCGAAGCGACAGCGTTATAAGCGAAATCAACTGGATGTAGTGTCTCTGGATTAAGTTCGGAAACATCTTCTTGTATCGAAGACATATCAAAACCTTCTACTCCTCCCAAGAACGGAAGTTTTTCAGTAACTCTTTGTGCAACATTCTTAGTAACTACTTTACGAATCCTAGCGTCTTCAGCAATTTCTTCGTTACGACGTTGTTCTTCTATCGCTTGAGCTTCTTCTAATGCCTCTTGTGCGTTTTCCATCAAATGGTTACGCCTTTCGAGCACAGGGTCAATCTGATCGATGATGTTATATAGTTTAGCTTTGTCCCTATCTGAAGCATTAGGTAACAATTTCAAAAGTGCTTCGTCTTGTTTCTCCGCTTCATCGAGAGAAATCGCATCAATCAAAGCATCAGGATCTACATCATACTTATCTGCAATCTCTTCTGCTTGGCTAATTATTTTTTGTAAAGGTTGGCTAACAGCTTCTGCATAAGCTTCTGTACTTTCGAGATCGCTTATGACTTTATCTCTCTCATATGAACTAACCTTTTCTTGCAACTGGTCAATGTCTCGATTTTCGACAAGACCTGACATCTCTTTAATTTTTTGTTCTTGATCTTCAAGTTGTTGTCTTAGTTGGTCTGTCTCTGACTGATTACTTTTTAACTCTTCTTTAAGTTTCTTAAATCTATTTGCTGCTTTTGGAGTCCAGTTATCTCCAACATCTTCCGATAGGTCTTCAATAGGCTCACTAGACTCTGTGTTCTCGGTAGATTCCTGTTCAGTTGTCTCTGAAGTAGACTCCTCTGCAGGTTGCTCAGTTGGCTCTTCAGTAGACTCCTCTGCAGTTTCTTCAACAGGTTCTTCTTTAAGTGGGTTTAGAGCCGCTTCTAATGCGTCTGTGAAGCTCATAGACTCCTCTGGGGGATCTACTGGTGGTAGATTCTCTAAAGCGTTATCTGGAGCAATGTCGGTTGATTCTTGTGTAGGTGCTTCTTCTACGGCTGTATGTGATTCCATTCTTCAGGTGTTGTTGGTTTATCTGGTTCTATTTTAGTTAGTTTGTGTAAATCTCTAAAAGCATCACAATACCCAGCATAGTAGGCGAGCCTTGTTCCGTTGAGAGTACCATCGGTGGTAACGCTGCCGAAAGAAGGGGCGGCTGCCTCTTTAAGCGTCGCTGCTGCTTCTTCATGTATCGGATCTTCCACGAGATTTCGCAATGTTGTAACTCTTTTGACATCTTTTCGGAACCTATCAACAGGGATAGGAACATATTGTTTTCTCGGCATGTTTATTAGTTTTCACGGAGCTTCGCTACTGTCTTTGCATCTTCTATAGCTTGCTCTTGTCTGAACTTAGCTTGTTTTAACTCCATGTCCAGTTCTGCTTTCTGTCTCGCCATATCTAATTTCATTTGATGCTCTTGCATCTTCATTGATAAAGCATTCTGTTCAGCACCTTCAGGTGATCCTCCTTGTTGTTCCATCTGATCACGTTGCATCTTCTGAACTTGCTTAGATGTATTATTAATCATCTCTTCAGCAAAATTCAAGACTTGTTTAGCTGCTCCTACCATTCCCTGTTGAGTTGGGTCTGACGCAATAAACTGAACAGTCTCAGATATGTGTTGGTAGAAAGCTTGTAGTGCAGGTAATGACTGGACAGGATCTGCAGCTCCCTGATTCAATTCTTCAATAAGTTGGTTTAACTCAGGTAGATGCACATTCAAATGAGCACCGTGCATCTCTGCATCAACAACTGGCACTGCCTCACCAGCCATCAACTCTTGGTTCTCAAGATACGCAATCTTAGAATCAATAGTCGGTCTAGGCTCTGACTGTTGCGGTGTATACCTGTCAGCTAAATCATGACCAACTCTAGTTGATACAATGTCACGAGTTAAGTTCCTACGACCTGTCTCATCAAATGAACCACTGATCGCTTGCAACTCTTTCAGTGCTACTAATCTATTTGCATATGAACCATTACCAATAGAACGAACTGCTTTAGTTCTCATCGTATCGAGTGAACGGATAAAGTTCTCTGGTACACCTCTCATTGCACATCGCTCATAGAAATCTTTTAACATCGGATCAGACTTCTTCGTTGTTACAATTCGTCTGACAACTTCTCGTAGTAAACGATTCCATGATGCGTAGAACAGATTCAATGATGCACCTGACAATCTAGTTTGTACATCCATGTCAGCTACGACCTGCATCTGATTTTTGTACGGTGAACTCTGTTGAGGGCCGTAAGTGCTCACCGTATCAGTGTTTAGTGCTAACTGATTGGATATATCTTCAAGAGCTGGTTTAACTGCAGTACTTAGATTCGGTACTGCTTTTTCTATTATATTCACATTCGGGGAGAGTACAGCGTAAGCTCCGTAGTAAGTGAACCCTAATTCATCTAACGCCCTCTGGTTCTCTGGTTGGATCATCACTGCTGACCCTAACATTGCACCATCGATCATCTGACACCTCAAGCGATTGCTCGTTTGAATATGGTTGAAGATCCGATGGCCCAAACCCCGAATGGAGTGGTACGTCCCATTCGAACCGACACCATAAGTAAACATAACATATGCATGTTCTGGCTTATCATAACGAGAAATCTTTTTGTATAAAAAGTCTTTAGCGTCTTTTTCACTACAGATGTAATGAGAGATAGAGCCATCCATTTCACGAACCCAATGATGTAACACAGATACCGTAGGGTTGTTATGCCCTTCGTGTATATCGTTGTTCTTGAATTCTTGTTGTAAGGTTTCCCAACTCTCATAATTCACATTGCGCTTGCGTCCATTAGTCGATGCACATTTCATTATGACTCGTTTTACTTCGTCAACATTCCAACCTACTCTGGCAGCGGCTTTTTCGTTTTTGATAAAAGCGAACAACTCATGTAGGTGATACTCTCTACGACCGATAGCAATATCGATCATAGCTTCAGAAGCTGGAGTCTGGCGTGGTATAAGCATATCTGCAAAACCGCCTACTCTAAACTTCCAATCATCTGGAGTATCGAAGTATGTAACAGCGACACCGTGTTTTATGAAAGTAGTACAAAGCCGTAAGTATAACGAGTGGAACTCAGGCCAGCATCGAAGTAACTGAGTGATCTCTTCAGATACGATATCTTCGAACCGCCCAACTTCAGTTGCGTTACCTTGAGTAGATTTTACCTCTACTAGTTTTTCAAGTGAAGAGTATAAGTCAACGTAAGCAGATAAAGAAATATCCAGTAGACGTTGAGCCTCCCCAAAATTTAAATTTGTTTTAAGACCCTGACCACTAGAAGCAAGAGCACTTTGATTATACGGATTGGCTCCGTCAAACATAGCATCGACTCTTGCCCGATTGATCGAGGACTGTTCATCTGCACGACGTAAGTTCTCGAAAATGCTAAGAGCACTTTTGACATCTTTTAGTCGTGATTCAACAGGGTTACCTTTTTCATCAAGGCTGCCTAGTTCTTCCAAGGCGTTTAAACTTGCAGTAGCTTCGTACATCCTTAATAAATTAAATCTTTTTACTTGAAAAACAACCTCTTAATATCCCCACGAAGCTTGGACTAGCTTATTAACTTGTACCGTCCTCCGTCTCCCGTCGATGTGATAGAGTGTCACGTACTTCTTTCCATGCTGCTCTTTTTCACTTACTAAGAATCGCTGCCCTGCTTTCGGGCCTCTTCGGGGAGGTTGGATACAGTAAACAGCTCCATAACTCGTGATAGCGTATCGAGGGAACTCTTCGATAATCTTAGCCTTTAGCGAATTGAGTATATCGTTCCGACTAAGTTGGAGGTCTTCTCCAAATACATGTTCAGCGAGTTTAATGCCTTCGATTGTATAATTACGTCCGTCATCACCTCTAATTTGGGAATACCACCGACCACTTCGATAGCGTTGGGATATCCTTTGTCTACCTCTGTAGATGAACCCATGCTCGTCTACTTCATAGTTAGATGCTTTAGGGACAGGTCTTTTTAATGTTTCTTTTATCATAGTTTTACTTAGTTAGAAAAAAATTGACTATACATATATATATATAAATACTTTTCTATATATTGTTCTCAGTTTCCTGCATTTGCATGAAACTGTATACACCTTTTAAAAATAGTTTTCAACTTGAATGTAACTGTATATTTATTAACTCTTTTGGTTTCTTTTGAAGACTCCGATATCGCTCATTCTACCGCTCATCTTTGTATAATGGGCGGTGTTTAGTGGGCGGCTTTCCTTTCGCTCTTTTCCGCTTACGACGCTCCAAAATATCGTGTTTGTGTTTCTCGTAGTATTCTTTGTTATACCGCTTTTCTTTTTCGATGCGCTCTGGTTCTTTAGCCATTCTAGTTGTGCGATTTTTTCTTATACGCTCTTTATTTTGCTCATAGTATTCTCGTTGGTATTCTAGACGTTTCTCCTTGTTTTTCCTATAGTATTCTTGTTTTTTTATGTTGGGCATGGGTACCTATATGGGTGGTTGATATATAGTCAAATTTTTTCTTGTACACACATATACATAGGGGGGCGGCACACAAAAAATCGGGGGGTAGGGGGTGGCGTGGTTGATCATGAACAGTTGATAATTAACCCCTGTTAACTATTCAGATCTGTTAACAATGATCGGTTATGGATGGTTAACCTCTGTTAATAATCAAGCGGTGATGATGATCATGTACAGTGGACAATTAACAACTGAGTTGTTACCATTGCTCTATGGTAATTATAAACTATCCATTGTCAGTTATACAATTACCATAAATATATATACTCACTACAATATCCTCATAATGCTTCATAAATGGCTCATATGGCGTTTGAGGTTGATATGGCACTATTATAGCCTTGATGCATTACGACGATATAACACTTTTCAAAAATATCTTGGAAAGTTGTTAGGATATTTTGTTGTTCTGCTAGTCTAATTTTTAGATCATTATGATGATTTATAATAGATCATCATTATTTTTAATGTTCTCATAACTCATTAACCATTAACAACTTACAACTAACAACTAAATTGTTATGATTAATTATGAGAAATAATGAAATATTAGCTTGCACTATATCTTTTTTTAATTTATTGGTTAAGAAAGTGAGGGAAAAATTACCTCAGCTCTAGTGACAGTAGAGAGTTTGATTTTTGACATTATAGCCTGTTGGTAGGTGACCAATCCAACTAGATTTTGCGAGCGACAACGCCATAACCAGAGTTGAAAATTCCAGCACCTGTTGAATGCCTAAAGTAGAGATTGAACATTTTGGAGGGTGCAAAAAAAGCGGATATGATTTAGCAAATCTTTTCGTCCCTAAGTATTCACGCCAGTTAAACCGATTTTTCGGATATACCTTGATCACAGTTCAAAGTTATTTAGCTCATATGATCATTTTATATTGGCTGTAAATTATGGCTTAAAAGCAATTTACAGCTTCAATTAACTGCAACGGATTGAACTATACTGTGGTATCACAGTTAATAATTTATGAGGTTATTAGCTTGGCATTTATCCATTGCACTATTGGCAAGAATACCGCCAATAGTGCAATGGTCTGAGTCTTAACAATTCAGTTGTTAAGATTCTGACCATTGAAAACAATGGATTAAATCTAACAATATAAACAACTAAATTAGAAAAAAGAAAATGACTAAAAAAGCAAATAAGAAAAATGAAATCGTATTAACTGCAGATCAGAAAACAGTTCTTGAAAATGTAACAACTGAGTTGTTAACAGCAAGAGACGAATTTATTGAGGCAGTTTATAAAGCGACTCTCACACTTAAAGAAGTACTAGTCGAAAAGATTGAGATAATGGAAAAGGCAAATATTCCTAGTCCTGTAATCTATAAGACTATCAAGAACGTAACTGCTCCATTGGTTAAGAATGGTAAAACTACTCAGCAAAATATTGCTAAAATTCTAAACTCTAGAGGTCACAAGCAGAGAAATACTAGAAAAGATGCGGGTATTACGAAGACTCTTAACAAGGTATCTGTCGGCTATATCAAAATAGCTGAGTCCACAGTTAAGAAAGTCCTAGTAAATAAGAAGGATAGTGACAACGAAAAGAAGGCGATAACTGCAGAACAAATTGCCAAGCTCTACAAAGCGGCATCACTTGAGGAACAAGCCAAAGCGGTACAGTTGATCAATGAGATCAACAAAGAGACTGAGCAAAGTTAACAACTGAGTTGTTAACCTACCACTTAACAAGTGAGCATTGAACATTGCACCACTGACAAATAACCCTTGCCAGTGGTGCATAGTTCGATCCTTAATTGATCGACTTAACAACTGAGTTGTTAAACTAATAACATATAAAAATAATAAACATAAAATAGTAATATGAGAGATAAGAAAAAAGCATGGGATACTCTAAGAGAATTAGGGATAAGTGAGGAGACCTTACAAATTGTTACGAGTATAAACGGATATACTTTTGAGACATTGGAAAGCATTCTATATGCAGCTTTAGGATATGAATCCTTTGATCAGGTAATCCGATGGACGGGGGTAAAGGCATAGATTTAAAATTTCAATCCTTAACAACTGAGTTGTTAACAACTGAGTTGTTAAATTAATAACAAATAAACCAAGTAATTAAATGAAAAGAAATACATTGCAACAAGCATTAGATCTATTCGTAGATCTCAACTCAAATGGACTCTGCTTAGATTCCAGAAAAGAAAACGTCGATGACATCGAAGAGATCTATACCGATAAAAAAGGTATGCTCCGAGAAATAAACTTTAAAGATGGCACTGTCCTCCGACGTGCTAACCACATACACGTAGAGTTTTCGGGCTGTGATATCGGGTATCAGGTCAACTGGTTACTGATATCGAGCGGAGAGTTGAGGGCTATCTACTCAATTAAGAATGAGAACGGAGCAGAATAACAACTGAGTTGTTAACTTATTAATATACAAATCATGAGAAAGAAAAAAGAAACAAAAGAAGAACGCAAGGCACGTATTGAAAAGATAGCTAAACTATTTCAGGCTATTGAAATCTTATGTGAATTGGATGAAAAGGAATTAGCATATAAACTCCGAGCAGTATCCGATACTAATTTCTTACCAAGGAATCGGATGTTTTAACAACTGAGTTGTTAACTTATTAACATACAAACAAGAAAGGAATACCATCATGAGAATATCAAAAGATGAATACAATATGCTAGGCAATGGATCACGAGTCTATTGGAGGAATGGATACGGAGAGAAAGACAAAGGAATAGTTTACGATACTTGTTTCGAAAACAATGAGGTCGAGCTAGTCATATTGTACAAGGGCAAGCGAACACGAGCGTGGATAGATATCAATGACCTAATAAGAGTGGTCAATTAATTTCAACTAATGGTTGGATTGTTAGGTGAGCAGTGTGCTGTGTACCCTTAACAACTGAGTTGTTAACCTTGCTGTAAGACTCGCAGTCATTTCGCAATGCGGAGTGGATCACTGCGGTAGAGGGGAAAGCAGGGTTAACAACTGAGTTGTTAAGAGGTGCATGGCACACTCATCCCTATCCAACTTACAAACAAACTAAGTAATGAAGCCAACATATATAAAAGAAACTAAGATAGCTTTGCAACTTGCGAAGGAATACCATGACGGGCAACTACGTGCCGTCGGCACAGATATGGGTAAGCCGTACTTCGACACTCATATTCTACGAGTAACCAATGCGGTGAGCTATAGATCCAGAGCTGCTGCAGCACTGCATGATATTCTGGAGGACACAGTCATGTCATCACATGAACTCGCCTATGTAAAAGAAATCAGGCAAGATACCATTGAGGCGGTCGATCTACTGACGCAAGGGGAGGATGAACTCTATCACAACTACATCATGAGGATTCACAGTGCAGAAGGTGAGGCAGGTAACATCGCAAGGGAAGTGAAGATCGCTGACCTGATGGATAACTTCTCAACCTTTCCAGAGGGGCAGCTTGTACCTAAATACTTAGCAGCCTTACACATATTAACCAAACCATACAGAACAAAACTTTAACAACTGAGTTGTTAACTTATTAACATACAAACTAAATAATACCTATGACAAAAAATAAACTACACCATTGGATCACTCTACGAGAGGGTGATGGATACGGAGTCTTCGATGTAGATTGGAGACTCGATACTATAGATGAGAAGGGCGAGACAGTTGAAGCTGTCTTTGTGGACGGATGGAGCTGCGATTCATACAAAGAAGCAGCGAGATATTTCTACAGTCTGATCGCCAGTCATCCAGACTCATCACATGAGAACGAAATAACAGGAGTAAAGAAGATAAGAGTATGAGTGCAGAAGAACTATACGCTATTAAGATATTGGAGATGGCTAGAATAGCTTGTGCTTCAATACCAGAAGACCTGTGTGAGCAGATGGATTTGTCTGATGATTTCTTTATTGAGATCAGAGATTACATACAAGATAAACTAAAATAATTTAACAACTGAGTTGTTAACTAAACCATAAACATATAAAAGAAAATAATACTTGCATTAATATAATAATAGATTATAATGTACAATAACAAACCAAATAAACTAAACCAATGAATACAATGAACCAATACAATGACAAAGAAATCAAAGCAGGTCTTGAAGAAAGCGAGATCCTTGCAGTACTAAACAACACTGTCCAAGTTACTTGGGTAGGTAGCAAACCGACAGGCTTCAGTGCTACCCTTAAAGGGAAGACTAAAGAAGTGGTTAAGGATACCAATGCCAAGAAGGGGAGAGTGAGAGCTTCAGCTACAGTTCTTGAGACTCGTAACAATGCTCTCGGCAAGATGCTCAGTGTAGTGCAACAGGCTCAGATGAAATACAAAGTGGGTACTCATCCAAGTGATGTGCGTGGAGTGCGTATCGTATCCACTGATAGGGTTGCTGAGATACAAGCAATGGTCGATGAGATGTCTAAGCAACTCGATGACCTACGAGTGGAGGCTTTGAGAGAATGGGATACCATACGTGCCGATTCAATCGAAGGCTTGGGCGATAACATCCATGAGGTCAACGTGCCACAGAATGGTGAGGAGTTCTTATCAGAATTCAAGATCGCTGTATCGTGGTCGGCTGCACCGATGGCAATTAAGAAGGGTACTATCTTCGATGGTATGACTGAGGAGGTAGCCAACAAAGTGATTGCTCAATCTGAGAAGACACGCATCGATGTCATGGCGAGGAACCATTCCAAAGTATTGGAACCTGCTATGAAGAAACTTAAAGAAGCTATTAAGAAAGTGACTAAGGGCGAGCGTCTCCATCAGAAGACATTCGATGAATTGAAAGAAGCCTCTGCAGAGTTGAAGGAATTGAACTGGTTCGAGTTCGATGTCATCAATGATATTGTCAGGGATCTTCAAGAGGTCGGCAGCATCCAACGTGATCACTTAGGTAAGACAGGATCAGCGACAAGAAAGCTCGCTGCTACTGCAATCGAGGACGTGTACAACCAAGCAGAACGTACAGCTAGTAGGCTCGCTGTATGTGGACTCTAATCTTAACAACTGAGTTGTTAACTAAACCAATAAACTAACAAACCAAATAAAATACAATGAATACCGAAACACCAGAAATTAAATTCAGCGACGTACAAACACAAGCTGAGATCGTATACTCATCAGGAGATTCAGTGATGATTCTCTTGGGGGCGGGAGGTACAGGCAAGACAGCTCTTGCTAATGCCTCAGTAACTAAGGCTATCGCTAAACTCTACGGAGTTACCGATGAAACTGTAAAGGTGTACAAGTGTAACTACACTGGTGCATCACCACTTGAGATCACAGGTTATGGGGTCTTGAAGAAGGGTGCGAATGGTGAGGATCTCATGTCATTCTCAGAGCCAGAGGGTATACCGACGGCAGCACTTCTTGAGAGGCTCGGCATGGAAGACACTCCATGCTTGCTCGTCTTCGATGAGATGCCAGAGTGGGCAGCGGATACAAGATCGTTGGTACGTAGTACTGTCGATCCAGATGGTGAGTCTAAGATTGGCTCGCATAGGCTTGGCGAGAATGTCAAGATACTCGTGACAGGTAACCGACGTGAGGATGGGTCACGCTCTGCAGTACTAGATGCCCCGATAGTGAATCGTGGTAATCAGTTTATATTAAAAGCAGATATCAACTCATGGTTGAGTTGGGCATCTGAGTTTGCGTGGAGTAAGTTCTCACCAGTCGTTGAGTACCTACAGTTCAACGCTAAGTTGGAGAGCGGTAATCACTTCGCTCCACCAATACCACAGCCTTGGGATGGGTCACCGCATCCAACTCCAAGGTCATGGGCTAGTGCTGCTAGACAGATCAACTACATCGAGAACAACCTTGAGCTTAGTAAGTCTGAGTTCAACAAGCATCTCAAGCTGACACTGCAGTCTAAGGTTGGAGACACTACAGCTCATCAGGATTACTTGATGACCTTGATGCTGTACGTAAGGGTACTATGAAGTTGTCACATAAACCTACTGATCAGTTCAAGATGATTCATGCTGCACTACGGATCATGGACATTGAACTAACTCAGGCTGAACAACGAGGCAGGGACAGAGGAACGGCTGTAGCTGCAGGTGATGTAGATTGGTTCGTCGAGAATCTTTTACTCCCCGCTACCAAAGAGATTGGTAGAGCAGGATACCATGCAGCAATCAACGTGGACATTCCACTTAACGAACACCCCAAAAACCACGAGCTGAAAGGACTTTAACAACTGAGTTGTTAACTAAACCATTAACTAAGAAATAGAATACCATGATACATAATATATACGACATACAAGAAGGCGATCCGATTGTGTTCGATCACTACGGAGACAGCACACTAGCGAAAGCGTACAGGAGACTGGAGACAACTGAAGAGTTGTACCCTTACTACAATGCACTGTCACTACTCAAGTGGAGGTGGACATTCAACACCCCATACGGACAGACGGATGGTAGATACCTACGTCTCAATCCGCATGGTGTGATGGAGAAGATAGAACAGACAAGTGATCCAGTTGGATACCTTGCATTCCTACTAGCTCATGAAGGAGGTCATGTGATGTTAGGTATATCCAGACTCTTCAAACTGATGGGTGTTATACCAGATGATGATGCTGCTGCTCATGTTCTAAATGAGTTCATGAAGCGTAAGCGTCGAGTGAACATCGCTGCTGACCATGCAGATAATCTACTCATACTCAAGCAGAATCCGAAGCTGCTCCCTATGATTGAAGGGTCATGCTGTGACATCAGGTTCGACAATATGAGTACGGAGAATATTGTCATCGAGCTTGCCAAGGAGGAGAACAATGGACAATCCAAGATGGACGATGAGCAGGGAGCAGAGGACGATGATCAACAGGAGGGTGAGCAGGATGGTGATGATAATCCACAACCATCTGATGAAGGTGACGAGCCATGCGATGAGGATGCTGACACTAATCAAGACACAAGTGAATCAGATAGTGATGGCGACAGCACTGATGAAGAAGGTGATGGCGGCAGTGATCAAGAGGGTGATGCTACAGGAGGAACACCTAAACCGACTGACAAAGAAATCTTAGGTGATGATTGGGTCGGGCAGGGTGCTGATGATTTACCTGACGAGCCACATCTTGAGGAGGGCGAGACACTTGAGGAGGTACTTGAAGAGATTGAACAGATCTCAGACCAAGTGCTTAAACAATCTGAGTTAGCCTCAGCATCAAGTGACATGGGATTGAGTAACACATTGAGAAGTGTGAAGGATCAGAAGTCACAACGATCATACATGGATTGGAAGAAGTACGTGATGGAGTGGAACACCGCTCGTATTGCAGACGGATGGACACGACCATTCAATGCACCGATCTTCAACGCAACCAATGGGCTATGCACTGCGGGTCGTGGTCGTGACGGCTGTGGTACAATCGTCTACGTCATCGACAGTAGTTGGTCTATGGATGAGCAACTGACATCTGATCTCTTGATACTTGCACAAGAGTTCCTTGATAATATGCGACCTGAGAAGATGGTCATCCTATCCGTATCATCTCAGGTGCGAGACGTGTATGAGTTGTATGCAGGTGACACTGCGCCAAGCAAGATCATCGTTGGTGGTGGTACAAGATTCCATCCCGCATTCGAGTGGGTCAAAGAGAACGAACCATTCTGCGACGGGCTAGTGTACTTAACCGATGGTTATAGTAATGATGTAAGAAACTTACAAGAGCAACCTTATCCAGTGTTGTGGGTGTCATACGGGCTAGAGTCCAAGCACTTCCCAATCGGTGAGGCAATCGATGCACCACCAAGCAACGCAGGTATCGCTGCATAACAAATATAAAAACTAGATAAAGAAGATATGAAAAAGCTAATACAACAATACATACAACAAAGCGAAGTTGATAGTTTAGTTAATCAACATCTCGATGCTTATGATAATGGTGACGAGTATTACGTTAAACTATTCTGCGCTTCAGAAAGACACCTCGTTGAGTACAAAGTGAGAGAGTGGGTTAAGGACATAGTGGACAGTCAGAAAATATATACTAACGATAAGTATCAAGTCGCTGTTACTGATGATCCCTCATCGGATGTCATCCACCTCTCAATCAAGAGGCATGATCGTGGAGTCATGAAAGACTGGCGAGACTTTCAAGAGATTAAGAATCAGTTAGTCGGGGAAGAGAATGAGGGCGTTGAATTGTACCCCGCAGAAAGTCGGCTAGTAGATTCAGCAAACCAGTATCACATATGGGTTGTCAGAGATCCGTCTTTCAAATTCAACTTCGGTTATAAGGAAAGACTAGTCACCGATAAACCTTTCGGTAAGGCTAAACAAAGAACAATTAAAACCAATAATATAAAAACCAAATAACAAAATGAAAAAATACTACACAATATTCGTAACAGAAGAGAGTGATTATCATTGTGAAAGGATAGTCGCATGGTATGAGGCTGATGAAAACTTAAACTCGAAAGATGTTTTCGATCTATACTTAAAACAACGACGTGAGAAGAACGCTTGTTGGAGTCAAGTAGAAGGAAAGATACCTGACACAAATACATCATATGAAGTCGAAGGGATGACAGTATCAGATTCTCCTGTAGAGTTTATGTCTTTTGATGAACTTACATATGATCCATCTAATAGATTGGGGGCATCAGTATGAATATATCAGAAACGCTGTGCGATTTAAACGACATCAAACAATTCTTAGAACTACGTAAGTTAATAGATGAACCAAAAGATAATGACGGCTCTGGCTTTACCATCGGAGATGTTATTGATGATTTAATTTATAAGTTTGAAGAGACATCAGAATGGAATACTTATATAAAGGAGGAAACAAAATGAACAGAGGATTTATTGTAGAGACAAACTTCAGCCCTTGTAGGTGTTATGATAAACCAAAGTATATGGTGTTCGCTGACAACGAAGTCGATTTAGATTTGTTTCATTGGACAACTGAGCATGAAGAAAAGGTAGTTTCATTCTTTGCTAAAGATGGTATGTGTCCCATCTGTAAAGAGGACATTACGTTCGACCAACACTATGTGGTTACGCATGAAGAGGAGGATGAGAAGATCTTTTCTGTAGAGTTCAAACACAATAACAGTTACTTACATTTTAAGTGTAAGGAAGAAGAGTTAGAAGATTGTGTTGAGGATTACATAAGAGATAATATTAAAGATATAGAATGGGAGTATGAGGAGATAACAAAATGACAACAACAATAATAGCAGGAGTAATCATATGGTTATTCTTAATAGTAATCGTATTGAAGTTCTTCGCTGCGGCATCTGAAACATCCAGAGCAGACGAGAAAAAACTAAACACGAACATTGAAACAGATTGGGAAGGGATGTATAAAGAACTTCAGTTGGACTTAATCAAGATGCGTATGCGATGCTCCTCGTACAGAGCAGGAGTAGAACACGCACTGAAATGGTTACAAGAAGAAGAGGCTGACAACATCCACCCCGCAACTAACATCACGCATTTAACAGAGCAGTCGATGTGGGATAAACTAAAAACTAAAAAACATAATAAAGAAAATGGCAACTAAACTAGAGAAACAAATAACAAGAGTAGCAGAGATCGATGGAACAACGTACCATGTATCACTGACACCTGACCCAGAACCATCAATAACTTTTCGTGAGAAAGGAACAAGAGGCGTTGGTAAATATATCCCGCTTAATACATTGATAAGAGAAGAGGTTAACCGAAAGGAACCTATCAACTACAAGAACATCAGTGAGGTGTACATGACCGCAGCTCAGATCAAAACTAAGATAGCGATATCGGACTGTGGATATAAAGAAAAGGTCGCTGCGATAGAAGCTATCGATGACATCACTCGACTAGCTGAGTGGAGTGCCAACGAGAACGAACCAGACAGTGCCATAATGGATCAAACAGTTTAATCATATTTAGTCTTGACCCATATAATTATATCAACTATACTCCTGTATCCAAGATGAATATAATAAGACAGATTCAACCAAAAGGAGCACCTATTATCATAGATGCTCAGACGGATGATGAAGGTAATATCATCAAGGATACAGTGAGGATCTTCCCGATTATCCCATCAGACCCTCCTCGTATCGGGGAGGGTTTGCCTTTCAATTTTAAAGACCACGCAAAAAACCGAGCAGAAGAACAAGCAAACTTCTTCTTTCCAAATAACAACCAAGATGAAACTAGTTAAAAAAGTAGAACCACAACAAGTGCTAAAAGCAATAACAGATATCTCAGGATTTACAGCAGAGGACTTATCCTCTGATGTATCAGGCGGAACCGTTGCCGATTGGAGACACTTAGGAATGTATGTTTCCAAAGAGTATGGTATACCACTGAAGACAATCGGTGAGATGTTTGGCAGACATTTTAGTACTGTCTCATCTGCGGAACGCAAAGTTAAATCTTTACTCAAGCATGACGAAGTGAGCAGTGCTATTGATAAAATAAAAGATAAGATAGAGAACATACAGAAAGAGTAAAATGTTTATTAAAAAATATTGTAAGCCCGACCGCCCTCCATTTGCGAGAATACTAATGACGCAATCAGACGCACCGATTCCAAACTACCATGTGTATGGTGAGCGTGACAAACAAAGTCCGACCACATTGTATTGGGGTAAGAATCGTGCAGAGGCAGAAGCTATATATGATTCATTAATGGATCGGTATATGTATCATATGAGGGCTACATTTTAATGAAGAACAATTCGACCCACCAATGCCTCGTCGATACACTGACATGATAGATGAAAGGTTTCTAGGTATTCCCCTTTTGTCTTGATTGTCTTTTTACCAAAACAAAGACCCCGTCCTTACGAGTTTCTTATATCTTTATTCTCGTAGGGGCGGGTTTCTTTTTATTCTACAGGGATGTAGCGATCGTAGTTCTCAAGTTGATTCTGGAATGTCCTTAATCTTTCTATATGTAAATCACCTTTCACTGCCATGTTCCTAATGAAAGGTGTTTGCAATGCAGGACGTTCCATTAATCCATTCAGAAGAAGTGCCATCCTCCGCTTACCATAACCACGTTCGGTAGCTTGTGAGTATATCTGTTCTTTAGTCAGACCTAAACTTTCAAACCCTCTCATTGTACGGAGTAAGTGTGCGTTAATTCTTCTACGTCTTTCGATCTCACTATCGGCTAACTTTCTAACTGTACCTTCTGGGAGATTTCTATCGGTGTACATTGTGTTCTTGGTTGCGACAGCCCGACGATATTCTCCTGATCGTTCAGATAAGAACCTATCGAATTGTTTTTCAAGTGACACATCATGTGATTTGAATGGAAGGAACTCCATTGCTAAAGCCCCCGCAGGGGTAAGCACAAAATCAATAGCATCTGGATCGCCTTCGCTAAGTTTCTTTATACCATTCTCGATTAGGTTATCAGGTGTTCGTGGCATGTACGCTTCACTAAACATGAATTGAAACTTTTTAGTAAACGCTTCCCATGCTGTATCATTAGCTTCGGTTATTGGTCTGCCTGTCTCTGGATCTCTGTTATTAAGAGCACTAGTCACTGCACCTGCGAGGATCTGTTGATCTAAGTACTGGTCAGCTACTAATGTTTTGAAGAATGCAGCACCACCCTCTGCGGGTGACCCTCTCCATATCTTTTCAAATGCTCGTAAGAAAGGGTCAACTACCATTGCAAAAGGATTAACATAAGTAAGGTCTACTGATTTTAATTTGTCTCCCTTACCAAAATAAATAAACGAGTGTGTCCTCAAGTACTCAGGCATTGAGTCCCTAATAGCTTCATCTTCCTCTTCTCCAATACCTGCTATAGCATTTAAGATTCCTCCAATACCTGCTGAGAAAGCCGTAATAACAGTAGTCATACCTATGAGTCTTTCCTTACCTCTTTTTTTAATAACTGGATTATGGTGTTGCATTTCCTTTTTGATTTGAGGAATTGTATTCAACATAATCCTTGGGACTTCTACTTTGAATCGGATGAATGGGGCGAACATTACACCGAACCAGTTGCCTTGCATTTTTTGTACGAAGGGAGGTGCTTCACTATAATTTTGTTGTGTCTTTTTGATTACATCTGCTGCCTCTTGCATGAGTTGCGAATCACTGTAGTTCGCATAGCTCCTAGATTTAACGTCTTTACTTGGTGGATTATCTTGATCGTACTTTCTAGCTTTCTGTAGGTAATCAAGTTCAAACATAAAAGCTGATATCCTAAAGAAAGTATCAACTGTTTGTGATAGATCACGTAGTCTTGCATACAGCTTACCTAACCTTGAGTCTCCTACTTTCTTAGAGAGCACGTCGATATCAAGAGAAGGCTTTTCACCAGTGGCTTCTTCTATTTCGTTTACAACATTTAATAGTTCTTGCTGTAGTTGAGCTTCGCTTGGAGGATTCTCTAATAAATCTTGTATGAGTCTGGCGTTGATATCTTGACCGAACCCAAGCATACCTCCTACAGTCCTGTGGAAAGCACTCACTTCTTCTGGTGACATAGATAAATATTTCTTTCGTATGAACTCTTGCTGTAAAGACTTAGACATCATACCTAATTTCCAGAACCCTTGAGCGGGGCCGAAAAATAACATATTAGAAAACACGTTACGCACATAGAATCCAATAGAGCCTAGAGTCTTCGCTCCTAAAGATAGACCAGTTAACTTAGCTCCTATCTTAATCAAAAACTCATTTGCTTTTTGTGCTTCGGTAGGATCTACCTGTGTCTGTGGGTTGAGCATAGCACTCAAAGCAGACTGCATCTCCTTCAAGACGTAATACTTTTTACCATCGGCAAAAGGAGCAGCGTTAATTAAGTTAATGTCTTCCCCTTTTTGTATGACAAGTTCTTCAAATTCTTTTGATCCTTCGAACTCTGCATCACGCTCGTATATATCTTTACCTTCAGCAGTCGTATCTATTTTCTTACCCGCACTTTTAATAAAGCCATTATTAAGACCAAGCTCTTTTAGATTATTTATAAAGTTTAGTTGTGAAGCGATTAAACCAAGGTGTTGGAATGTTCTTACAAGATCACCGTAACCTTTTTCACTATCAGTTATTTCCCCTAATAGTTCTCTTAATTCTTGAGGAGGATTCTTCCTCGTCTTTAAAGCTCCTATATCTAAAGTAATTATACTTTTCCTATGTCCTTTAAGATTATTAATCAGGTTGTTTTTACTAGTGTTATTTTCCCCTTTAATAAATACATCGAGGTAATCATTAACTAGTTGTTTTTTAAACTCCGTCTTGTCTGAGATATTTCGATCATTGTTCTGCCAGTCTTTATGTAATCTTACATATTCCTTAAACAGATAATCACCTGCATCATTCCTTACTGACTCGTAGTCAGGGTGATTTCTTATATTATCTCTGTATTCTTTTTCAGAAAACAGTCTGTATTTTCTATGTATATAAATTTCAAGGTTGTCCCCAATAGCTATCCCCATCTCACTATCTTCTTTTACAATCCTTCTTATCTCTTTTGATAACTGCGTTGTTAATCCTCGTAGAGAATTAAGGTGTTTCATTAGTCTCGTATCATTCCCCTGATTAGGGTCTACGTTTTGTAGTTTAGCTAGTTCTTTTACAGCAGCAGCTTTTCTATCATTGAATTCTTTTTGTTTGTCTGCAACATAAGCCTCTCTCTTAGCTTTTATTTGAGCGGGAGTGTTGCCCTCTATAGACTTCATAAAAGCATTGTCTGTCTCAGGAGAAATATTATTCCTGTCTCCAATAATTGTTCTGATTAGTTCCGCTGGAGGGTTGCCTTTAAAGTCTTCTTCAACAATCTTTTTAAGATTAATAGAAAACTTTTCCACATCATTAGCAACAGCTTCTCTTATCTGCTGTCTTTGTTGTAGCACTCTCTTAACTCGTGGGTCTACATCACCTCTGAAAGCATTCAGCCAAGACCACATACCATCCATCTTCTTTCTGTATGGGCCTTCTTCGTACATAGCTATCTGAAACAGTGGGGCGTAACTACCGTATTCAATACCCCCTAGTTCAGTATCCAACTCCCCGCTTTCAAGACCTCCTCTTTGTCCACCTTTATTGTTTACTGCCCCCGCCTGTGTTTCACGATCTCCAAAGTTAAGTCTTTCGTTTGGGTCATTAGTGAATGGTCTATCATCTAAATATTGTGCAAGGATTCTTATCGTACCTTCTGGATCATTAACATCAAACTTAACAGTAGATGTTATGGCGTAACCTCCTCTGAGAGCTGCCATTTCTCCAGTCAATCTATTTGTAGCTGCAGCAACAACAGGGTTTTCTCCGTCTCTTTCTCTTATAGCCTTGAATCTATTTAAGTAAGAACCTAAGTAACGTAAGAAAACACGGACAAAGTTTGGGTTACTCTTATAGAATTCAATTTCTTCTTCAGACGTATACCCTTTCGTTAGCTTCTGTGCTTTCATACGAAGAAACTCATCGACTATAATGTGTTGCATGTTACGCCTTCTTGATGGGCTTGCATCAGGAGTTAGTAAGTTACGTGCATTAACACGCTTCTCTTCATTGTCGTAGTATGTGTCTATTATTTCATTCACTTGTGTTGGAGTTAACACAGAAAATATTTCATCCAACTCAGCTTTACTTAGACTTCTCCAAGCAGCATGGTGTATAACTTCGTGAGCAGCTTCAAAGCGGCTAACGTGCTGTGCGTTTCCTTCATTAAGCCCCATTGTCAGGCGTGACATACCCCAAGGATTCATAACCAAACGCATTCCAGTTCCGTCTTGTAGTCTCTCTGCTCTGAATGCTCCTCTAGCTTTATTGTTCTCGTTATAATCTATACGTGTTTCCATGCCCCAGAACTCAGCTACTTTAACAGCTTCTATCCGAGCTTTCTCAAACCTTTGGTAATGTTCTTTTGCAGACAGTCCTTGTCCTAAGACTTCTGATTCTTCTTTGTCTATCCAAAGATTGCCAAAACTATCCTCAAACTTTTGCTGCCTAACTTTATCTAGTCTTTCTTTTTCTAACCCTTCGATCCCACCCGCTTGAGATTCTCTGAATTCTAATTCCTCACTAGCAGATCTTACGAAGTCTGTGTTTATACTTGCCAACGCATCTTCTATCTGCTGCCTTGCGTTTTCCTTACTTACTTTGTTTCCTAATAAATCTTCTATGAAATCCATCTGACCTTCTTGAGCGGGTTGGTCAAACAAATCTAATTGTTGAGAAGCTACTCCTGCAGAAGACGCACTTCTTCTAGCCTCTCCTACAGATACTTCATCCCTTTCGGGAGCTGTTGTAACTCCTTCGTCAAAATTTAGTTCTTGTTGTGGGTCGAATGAAACATTTAAATCTTCTCTAGATCTTGAAGCAGTTCTTAGTTGTCTTAGTATGTCAGGTTTATTACTTTCGATAAACTGTTTTGTTAGTGGAGATCCTGTAGCTTCAAGTTCGTTAATTAAATTATTAATATTCTGTTCTTGGAACTGCTCATACTGAGATCCTCTACCTCTATCAATCATCCGACGAACACCAACAACACCTGCTCCCATTGCTCCTCCTAAAGATGCGGCATGTAGTCCTATCATCATTCTCTCCACCATAGGAGTATCTTCATTAAGAGCAGCGTCCATAATGAATGTCTGTACAAACTCATCAAGACCTTCCTCTAAAGCTTCGTCTCTTGCAGGTATTCCAAATGCTTTTAAGTTTGATCCTATACGATCTTTCAAAGAAGTTGATAACTTCTTACTTACTACATCAGCAATCTCTTTCTTTATTTCGGCCGCTCCTCTACCAACGATGTTTAAGTTAGTAAGTTTTTGTAGACCCGCATTAAGTCCTTTACTTGATAAACCATTAAGGAACTCTTTCTCAAAACCGCCTCTGCCCAAACCCATGAAAGCAGTTGTTATTAGACCTGTCACAGTACCCGCCATCATAGCGTACCCTAAAGCTGCGTCGTGCTTCTCTTCGTGAGTCATGTTGTCAGGCTGTGCAGCATATACAGTAGCATATGTACTACCCGCACTCCTGTTAGCTGCAGGTAAAAACATTGAAGGGTACGCTACAGACTTCCGAAACATTCTGTTAGCGACCGCTTTGTTATATTCTTTAAGAGCAGCTTGAACACCATTTTTAGATGCGAGATCTCCTGACTCGTTAAGGCTTCTTCTTAAAGCTGTAGCTTTAACGGATGTTCTAGCAGCATCACCAAACTGCTTCCTTACAAAAGACGAAGTAAGTTTTTTAATAGCTAGTTTAGCTGCCGATGTTGCAGTTGTTTTCGTAGCAGCATAGGCTACACCACCTGCACCTAAAGTTGTTGCAGATAAGAAAGCTGTCGCAGACACATCAACAATCATAGGAGCTACCACATTGGATAGATCCATACCCCAACCAAAGTCATCCCCGAAGATAGCGGCCACTTCTCTACGACGTTGCCTGTCCATTTGGTTTTCAACTAAGTAATTCGTAGCTCTTTCGCTTTTGAATACGATAGCCCCTAATGAAGCAAACATCCCTATCACCGCATCAGGGATAGTGGCTGCTATATCTCCTAATCTATTTTTTATAGAACTGTAATTACGGTTATCAGCTACAAAACTATCTAAGACATCAGTATCTTTTAATCCTTTAACTCTACCTGCTTGTTTCGCTGCCATCCAGTCATCACTAGTAGCTGCAGTTTCAGACAGGAACTTATCGTACTGTTCATACGTTAACTCTCTGTACAACTTACGCTGATTTCTGAGCGACGTAGCTTGAGCAGGGGATAATCTTTTATCTGACTTTATAGCTCTCTCAAACCTCTCTTTCTGCTGCATCAATGCAGGGTGTGCAAGTACGTGACCGCTCCCTAATATGCGGATGTTCTTAGCATCCTCATCGTATAATTTAAACTCACCTTTCTCATTGACCTCATTGGCTGCGAGTAATTCAACGGTATCTTTAATCTCTTTATCACTAAATCTATTAAGGGCTGCTCTTTCCCCAAACCCATTCTTACGGCTGTAGTTCCATGACAATCCTTTACGGAAGTCTCTTATCACAGCACTCATAGCTGATGACTGGTCTTGATCAGGCTTTATATCCTTTTGTTTTACAAGCTCACGCATAGCATCTAATGCGTTCTGAGTTACATCATCAGAAGGATCTTCTGACCCAAGAATATCATTTAGTTCACGAAGCAGAGTTGCTTGCCTTATGTTTTCGAAGGCAGTTGATGTATCACCAGATCTTTTTTCAAGACCTGACATAACACGATAAGCATCTGAATAATCTAGCCCACCTAAACGAACGGCAGTATCTAAAGACTCCCCCCTGTTTTCAATACCTACTCCTCCTACAATTCTATCTATACCTTTCTCGTCTGTTATTCTGGCAAAAGGTAGGTTACCTGATTCAACAAGTAATGTCTTAGCTCTGTTAAGTTGCTTATCTAATTCTTCTGTATTAGCAGAATCACTTTGTATATTATTGTTATAGATAGAACCTGCCTCCTCACCATAAGCCATACGGATAAGGTTAGTCTTTGTCTGCACATCGCTTTCGGGTTTAAGTGTAGATAGAAAACCTTCTGCCTGTACGTCTTCTTCAGTCACTAATCCATTGTTAAGTAAACTGCCTACCAAGCCTTGTGTTATTGAGCCTTCTACTTCATCATTTAATTCTCCAGTACGGAAGAAATGCCCACGTTGATAGTCGGCATAACCTTGAGCACCGAGCAATGGATCATTGATCTCTGATCCTGAACTAGCCGACCATTGGCTAAATGATTTTAAAGGAGGGACGATGATATTTTGATCAAGGTCATTAGGCACAGGGGTTTGTTCCCCCAACGATAGGGTTGGATATAGGTCTGACACAGCAGAATTTGGGTTGTATATGTTATAGTTAAGTACTCCAATTAGATGCAGCAGCACTAGCAGCAGGGTTAACCGCAGCTTGTTGCTGTTGACCTCTCATGGAGAGAGCACCTTTTTGGGAGAATAAATCTTTGTACGCCTCAATATATAAATCTGCTTCACTCATCTCAGATAACCTGTTTCTCTCTTCTTCTGAGTCTTGGTTATATGTTAATAAAAGAATTAACTCGACGAGTATTTGTTTATTGTCTGCAGTTTCGGGTATGCCTTGTGCTTGTATCAATGCTTGGAGAGCACTGTCTTCAATATTCCCACGACGTAAACTACTTAACATGCCCTCGATATCTTCTAGTTCTTTAAGCTGCTCAGTTCTAGTTTCTTTAGAGCTTTCTCTTATTCCTATAGCTCTATACATGTCTGACATTTCAGGTGATGCTTGATCAATCAAAGAGAGATCACCTTTACCAACTCTTTCTTTAACGAGAGCATCTATTTTACTTCTATCTGCTTTGTTAATCTTTAGCTGATCGGCTGCTGAAGTGAATATAGAACTGACTGATGTACTAGATAGAGCTGTTGATACCTGTGGAGATAACATTGTTTTAGTCAGAGCTTTTTGTTTCTGAGAGTCAGTACCTTTTGACTCCATGATTTCTCTAACTCTTGTAGCAACTTGAGGTGTTAGCTGTGCTACCCTTTGGTCTTCTCTGTTTTTCCTCTGAGCATTTTGTAAATCAACATATGCTTTCTGTTGTTTAGCCATGTCAGAAACCTGAGAGTCAAAGCGTTTAGCAAACATTGCTTGCTCCGATACAGGTAAATTAGAAGCTGCTATATCTCCAAAGAAGTTACCTCTTAAATCTGCCATACCTTGTGATGGATCTATAGCAGATGTACTTGTAGGTGTTTGAGGTACTCTAGACTGGACTAACCTCTCCTGTTGTTTAGCCTCAAGCTCTCTATGCTCTGGGCGCATAATCGTAGGTTCGTTCATACGCTCTAGCTCTGCTTGCAAAGCCATCCTACCTGCCTCAGACTTATATCCTTTTTTTCTAAGTCTTCTAGCAGCTCTCTTATATTTAGAAGAGGTACGGTCTTTCGAGTACCTTTCTCCTAACTCATATTGTGGTAACGAACTGAACTTCATACTAGCTTCCTAGAATTTTCTTCATTCTTTTTCTGTTTGCTTCCGTATTTTCGAATCCTTTTGCAACCTCCGCAGACATTGGTTCAGGTTCTTTTACTCTATATTTATCTAAAGTTTTTTGTCTTTGTTGACGCTGCCTTTGTAAAGCAACAGCTTTTTCTCCCGCACGAGTCATACGCTCAGTAGCTTCAGCTTCCATACCAGTATCTTTCTCAAACTGTTTTCTTTCCTGTTCTAGTCTGCTGCCTCCTGCCCCATCGCCATATCTGTTACGGAAGTTTTCCATAACGATTCTTTTAGGTTCTTGTAAATTGAATTGGCCTTCACGAATACGTGCTTGCCTTTCAGCAGCACTACGTAATCGGAACCCTCCATCAGATTCTCTCTGCCCTAAACGAGTAGCCTTTAATATAGACTGATCTTTTTGCATCTGGTCGAACCCACCTTTATACCCATATGGGCCTTCTGCTCCTGAAAGTCTTACTTGTTTATTCCTAGCCGCTTGTAGTGCATTAACTTTTTGTGGGTTAGAAGTTGACCCACCTGTACCTGTTTTTGGCGTAGGTCTTGGCGGCCCTTCAAAATCCTGATCACCCTCTTTCGGTGGGGTAAAAGTCTCTTCTTTTGTTTCAGGGTTGAAGCCTTGATAACGAGGGGCATTTACATCACCACCTTGGGATGTTATCTTTTTTTCGTCGTCAGACTCTCCAAAGACGGTATCTTCTGCAAAACTAAACTTATTCATTACCTCGTCTTCAGCACCGCCTGTATAGTTTTTCTTGAAAGTTTCTCTCAAACCCATCTTTGAGTCATTTCCGAGAGGGGTGAATTTCTTATCTACATCCCCCACAAATAAATTTTTAATCTGCGGATCACTAGAAAGTCCCGATACAAAAGAAGAAAAGTCGTCTACTAACTCTGTATTAGGGTCATAGATTTTCATGAAGTTAGCTGGCTTTAATAATCCTGTTTCGGGCTTATCAAGAGCTTTATCCATTAGCTTCGAGTAGTAAGAGGTAAGATCCTCCCACTTAGCTCTACTCATCCCTATTGATTTTAACTGCTCATCTGATATTTTACTTTTGTCCTTATCTGCCATACTTATTTGTGTTGTATATTACCTATAAATTTAGTTTTTTTATATGAAAAGTCAACAGGGCTATGTTCCGTGCAGAGTATCTGTACTTAACATGTTAGATAATCTCTTAATAGACCTCCTTGGTTTGGAATAACCTAATGAATTCCCTGTTTCTATAGGCTCAACCGCCATCAAACTATGTCTCTGACGGGCTAGATCTAAACATAAGAAGGCTGCGTCAGCTAAGTCAGGGGATTTTCCAAGCCTAGCTTTGTGCTCAACCTTACTTTCAATCTTCATTCTTAGCGTACCGCCCTTGATCATTTCGTAATTTCTGCCTGTGATCTCCTGCGCTAACTCACCAGTAACTCCAAACAACTGCTTAGTCCTACAAAGTTCTTTGCCAACGAACCATAGTTCTGTTACTCTGTTTACATACAATTCAGTCCCTGTGTATTTAGAGTTAGCAGAGACTCTACGATCCGATGCCCGACCACCAAAAGAAACACGAAGAATCTGATCACTCCATTCTCCTGCGAGTACGTCGCAAAATGGAGCACCTGCCCCTGTTGCGTCTACTGCGATATCCATTGGCTTTATGCCTCTCTTCTCGCACTCGCTCCGCACCTGACGAACAATCTGATAAGTTCGTGGAACCGCTTTGTTGGTGGCATCGTCATTGAGATGTATAGCTTCATCAAGCTGACATACGAATTGACCAGTAGTTGCGTAGCCAACATGACCTGTATATAGAATACATCTGTCACCACCATTAGTAAAAGCAGGGTCGAGTCCTGCGATTGGTATTGGTTTATTCTTCCACTCAATCTTACTCATAGAACCACTACGTGATAGCTCTGCTTCATTGTAGATAGTATCTTCCTCATCACCATCAAAGAAAACAGCACGACACATCCTATAGTATCCACGAGACTCTTGCCCTAGTAATGCTTTGTCCTCATTGAGCTTATCTACTGTAGGTAGCCAAGGGTAAATCACTTCATTAGCAATTACGTTAGGGCTTCGTTCAGCATCAAAGCGTACATACTCACCGCCCCATTTAGTTCTCCATTGATAATCTGTGTTTGTATCTACACTATCCCAACCATCTTTAGGTGTTGACCATACACCGAACGCATCAAACCTAGAGTTAGGGTTACTCAACCCTATCATCTCAAACCTTTCGTTTTTAGATAGGTTACTTAGACCTGCTTGTACGATAGCCTCTGATATTTCTGAAAGCTCGTCAGCAATTAGCATTACTCTCTTCTGCTTTATACCAATGAACTTACCTATCGCTTCTTTTGTTTTTGATTTCTCAGCAGCAATCAAAGAAAGACCTGCTCTTTCTATCAAGTTACCTTTCTCCGTAACGTATGCAGCATTACCAATACTATCTCGTATTCTAATTGGTGCTCCTTCTATCACCATTAACAAAGATACAACAGAACCCCATATTCGTTTACGTGCTTCTCGTAGTGTTGTCGATGTCAGCAGTATCAGTGTATCTCTTGGAGCAGCTAACCAGTTTAGTATCCCCCAAGCAGCTAACGTATGAGACTTACCACTATTAGCTGCACCGCCTATAGCTATGTACTTGTTACGGATAACCGCTCTGATCATCTCTTCAGCCCAAGGATGTTTTACCATCATAGGCTCTGGTCTATCTGGCCCGTTCCATATCTCGTCACATAACCGCCAGAAGTAATACTCCTTTGCTCTATGTGAATCATGGTTACCTAACCCATATAATAATGCAGTGATTGTATTAGTAGGAGGTATCATCATACCACCTACATCCATCTTCTTTGTTTTAGGATCTATACGTGGTTCGTATGCTTTAGCAGACTTGCTCATATTACTTGAATTTTTATGTAAAAATATTATCTTTAATTGCTTTGCCTAAGAAACAAAATAATTCAGATTTCCTAAATAGAGAAGATGTACAACGTGCATTACAACTCTACAAACAGGACTATAAGTTAACTAATATAGCTGATGAACTAGGAATATCCACGTCTACGCTACGTAGATGGTTAAGAAAAGCAGGGTTCGGCCCTAAGAACGACTCATATGGATCAAATCCAGAGACTAAAAAAGAGCAGAGTGCAGATCCAATACAGGAAACATTGGATGATGACCTTAATAAAAAAACTAAAGAAGCAATTAACATAGCAAAGAGAGAAGCAAGATCTGAAGAAGAGAAAGATATACTTGAGATATCAGAAGCACAGACATCTCCTGCCGAAAAGTATCAAACATATGTAGCTGCCGCAGGTATGAGATTGCTTAGAGATTCTATGAAGAATCTAAGACCGCCTAGAACTATCCGTGAGCTTGATCAATTAGACCAAATGATAAGGAGGAACTTAGGACTTAACGAAAAGAGAGGCGGGGGTGTTGGTAAGATGCAGATCGATATAAGTATTTTAAATAATGCCCGTGCTGATAAAGGCAAGGGTGCTATTAAAACAAACCAAGATGATATAATTGATGTCGAACCAGAAGAAACCAAAGACTGAAGAAGATGCAGAGTCCACTTTATTATTATATGCGGGACTTGAAGATGCCTTTATAGGAACTGTTGATAGATACGGTAGTCCACCTATCGCTTGTTACTCGAAAGAGATTACTATCTCAGTTTTAAAAAAACAGTTTAATTTATCTACCAAAGAAGCAAATGATAGGTTAGAGTATGAGTACTTACAAAACAATTTTGGCGAAGGTACTCCATGTTTTCTCGAAGACAGAGCGATATAAAAATGTTTCCCGATAGGGAAGTTATTGAGCATCCCACTATTATAATAAGGAAAGAGATTCCTCCTAAAGACTTTACTTTTATAAGTGACTTACTAGTAGGTACTTACTACTTAGTTATACCTAAGACAGCTAAAGAAGTTTACTACCTACAACTACTTATAAAAAATGTAGATGTTTTCATACCCGCAGAAGGCGACGGGTTAATCATAACCCGTAAAGCTCTTCAAGGTATATGATCATAGGTATAGACAATGGTTTAGACGGAGGCATTGTAGCCATATCAAAGCATACGGGAGATGTTATAGATAAAACCATCATGCCTACTACTCATAGAGCAGGTAAGCGTGAAGTTGAATCACGTAAAATTTACGAGTGGATAATGGATCTCGGACAATGTGCAGATGACTTCTTAGTCGCTGTCGAGGAACCATTGAAACATGCTAAATCTTCGCAAGCTGTACGATCAATGGGTATATCTTTTGGGAAAATTATGGGGGTTTGTGAGAGTAGACAGTGGGAGCATTGTTGTGTGTCAGTCCATAAGTGGCAAAAGTTTATGTTAGGTAATGTGCCTAAAGGCCAAACCAAACAAGCTGCCTTATGGAAAGCAGAGTGTCTAGCACCTGATGAATGTTGGCAGAAGAGTAAAAGGGCTAGTAAAGCACATGATGGCATGATTGATGCGTTCCTTATTGCTAGATATATTAAAGCTAAATCGATTAGTACATAAAACGAATATGTATTATATTAAACCAAGTTAGGCTTTTACTTGGTTTTGTCTAACTAGGGGAGTAAAGGTGTTTGCTTTTTTCCACCTTTACTCCCTGTTCAATTTTTTTCTCTAGACAAGAATCGTTCTGTAATGTATCGGTGGAGGAAATGAAGACCTTATTCGAACGACAAAAAGAAGCGTGTGATTTTTTCTTATCACGACAAGTAGAGAATATAAACACCATAGACAGTAGTGCTGTAGGCACAGGTAAAACTGTAGTAGCTGCACACCTATCTAGAAACTTAGGTGGTGACGTTGCTGTCATCTGCCCTAAAGCAGTCATCCCTTCTTGGGAAAGAGAGTTAAAAGAGACAGGGCTAAAGCCTTTGTTTGTTCTTAACTATGAGAATATCAGAAGAGGCCGTGCTCCGTTTATGAGTAAAAGAGGTAAGAAGATAATGCAGTGGCATCTTCCTAAAGATACTTTAATTCTTATTGATGAGATACATAAGTGTAAGGGAGCCTTCACACAGAACGCTCAACTTCTTATCAGTCTAGTACAGCAAGGCTATCGTGTGCATGGCATGTCTGCAACAGCAGCAGAAGACCCTACTGAAATGAGAGCGTTAGGTTATATGTTAGGTCTTCATAGTTTGAATAAAAGAGATGGTGATTTAAAAACATGGTACGGATGGATGAGTGACAATGGGTGTGCTCCTGATCAATGGAAGCAATGGAGGCTTATTAGCAGGAGAAAACTAGACCCACTACGCCAAAGTATATATGGCGTTACTGGACATAAACTAGAGGTCGATGACTTCCCTGATAGCTTTAGAAACAACAGGGTATTCACTGAGAGCGTAGAGTTCTCTGATAAAAAAGCGATACAGAAGGTCTATAGAGAGCTTGAGATTACACCTGAAATAGTAACTCGTTATATTGAAGAGGGTACTGTAGGTGATAGTGAATGGGTATTGGTAAACATTTTACGTGCAAGACAATTAACAGAAGCTATGAAAGTACCTGATATTGCTTCTATGGCAGAGGACTTAGTTGATCAAGGTAACTCTGTAGTGATCTTTGTTAACTTTAAAGACACTGTGAAAGCTCTATGCACACAACTAAAATGTAATTCAATAGAAGGCGGTCAGACCATAAAAGCACGTCAACAAATCATTGATGATTTTCAAGATGACAATGAACATGTGCTCGTTGTCAATATCAGTGCAGGAGGAACTGGACTTTCATTACACGATATTAATGGCAAAAGACCCAGAGTTAGTTTAATATGCCCATCGTATTCTGCTAAAGAGTTTGCACAGACGTTAGGACGCATTCACAGGAATGGTGCAAAGTCAGATGCACTGCAAAAAATATTAGTCGCTGTAGACACCATTGAGGAAAATGTGATACAAGCTGTTAATAGAAAACTACAAAACCTGAAAGCACTACATGGATAATACACAAACCCAACTGAAATTAGATATAGATGTCGAACCTGTGGTTAAACACAAAACATCAGACACCGAAGATAAAAAATTAAAATATAATCCAATACCAGAAGATCTAATAGAGTCTGTGTATTATAACAACGGGGGTATTTTCTGGAAGAAAGACATAAGAACGAATAGACATCTTTACCGTACCAAAAGAAAAGGACATAAAGCGACCATAGTAAAACCGAAGGAGTGGTGTGAAAGTAAACAATGCTGGCATCCAGCTAGAAATGTTATTTGGTGGTATGTCAATGGTAAGCGTAAAAGGTTTTTTGCTTCACGAGTTATAATGGCGATGTTCCGCTATGATGATGTAACTAAGCAAGTTGACCATATAGACCATGACACATTGAATGATAAGCTAAGTAATTTAAGGCATGCGACTCCAAAACAAAATAGCGGTAATACGAGATTACCAAGCAATAACACAACTGGATATAAAAATGTAGTTAGAAGTGGGAACAACCGTATTCGAGTTGTATTCACACTTGATGGTAAAACGATTTATGTGAAAGATGAGTTTGGTCATGCAAGTTGGCCTGACACTAAAGAAGGGCTAGAACACGCTAATAAAGTAGCGACAGCTTTTAGAGAGCAAACATTTGGTAAATTTGCATGTCATGGATAATCAACCAGATCACGGAAGCAGAGGACACGCAGAGTTTAGTCCATCAAGTTTAAAGTATGTTGCAGGTTGTGCAGGATACGTAGGTAGGTCAGGCACTAACGCAGCAGCAGAAAAAGGTACTCGTATTCACGAAGCTCTTGAGATTAAAGATCCTTCTGCACTACACGATGAAGGGGAACACGAAATTTATGAAGCTATTGTAGCTGATGAAGAAGCATATCTTAATACATTTGCTAATGGTAAACAATATAAAGAGTACAACGAGATTCAAGTAGACATTCAATTAGATGGTACAGCTACGTGGGGTACTTGTGATAAGTTTGTTAAGATAGATGATCAGGCAGTTATGATTGATTATAAGACTGGCATCAGTCAGATCGACGAGCCTAGAGATAACTGGCAAGCTATAGCTTACACTATTGGAGCATTTCAAGCACACACGGAAGTAAATGAAATAGATTTTGTTTTCTTCATACCTGTAAGGAATCAAACGCTTACGGGAAAATTCTCAAGAGATGAAGTGCCTACCCTTATTAAGAAGCTTAGTAAAATAATTAAGAGAGGTGAGAAGATAAGACCTAAGTGGGACGGAGGCGCACCCGATCTATATGAACTTAACCCTACGGTGAACTGTAGATTCTGTGCCTATGAAGATACTTGCCCTGCCTTGGGCGGATTGGCAGTGGAGGTTGCGTCACGAGTTGCTGACGACGCACTGCCTAAAGGGGATATATCTGACCCTGATGACCCTGCTGCTGTAGAACATTTATATGTAGTGTCTAAGATTGTTACTGCTTGGGCAGATAGAATTAAATCTAAAGCAATGGAGATGGCAAAGGAAGGTGTTGAGTTTCCTACCCTCAGACTTAAATCAATGGGTGCTCCTAAGAAGTGTAAAGATAATATGAAGTTTGCTAAACTTGCCCAAGAGTACGATTTAGACAAAGACGAATTATTAAATATCGTTAATATACCAATCACAAAGATTGCAAAAGCAGTAGGAGATACAGCACCTGAAGGTGAAAAAAGACAGAAGACTCAAGAATTTCTTGACGCTGCTCAAGATCTCGACATTGTAGCCAGTTCCGACGTGCGTTATACGCTGTCCTAAAACAAATAAATATAAAATAAATAAACATATATGAGTACAACATTACAAAAAAAGAAAAAAGAAGAGATACAGATAGTACCTGATGCACCTAAGCTTGAGTTCTCAGCAGAAGACTTGAACGCACCTAGACTTAATGTCGTACAGGCGCAGTCAAAAATTGCTGGGGAAACTGGCGCACTTGTAGTTGATAAGATGCACACACTTATTCTCCATGAGGAAGAGTGTAAAGCTGTCCCTATCAAAGCGATAAAGGGTTGGAGAGAAGACACTCCTTTCGGTCACCCAGAAATGCCGAGACAAGTCTTTAGTGAGGAAGAAGCTAAAGAACTATCTAAGGAATCAGAGCATAACGTAATTAAATTTGCGGAAATCTTATTCATATTTCCTAAAGGAGAAAAGGAAGACGAAGACGTTTACCCTTACCCAATAGGAGATGAGTTCTACGCTATGGGTAAAATAAACGTAGCTAAAGATGCGTTCAAATACACGTTTGAAAGGTTAGCTACTTTTCAAACATTCAACCCAGACTCCCCTATATGTGTGAAGTACTGGAAGTTTAAAACTGAACTTCTAACAAGAGGGATGAACAGTTGGTTTGTTCCAAGTATAACTCCAACCACAGAAGGGACTGCTGATGAAATCCAAAAATTCGCTGCTAGACTCGCTTAATATGATCCACAAAGACAAAATAATCAGTCATATTACAAGCGAGATATCTCAATTAGAAAACCTAATAAAAGATATAGGTGAAAAAACAGAGCAACTTGTTGATCAACAAGAGCACTGTAAAGAACTCCTTCAAGGATTTAGATGGTATTTATCCTATCTAAAAGGAGAAAAAATTGATATTCCAGATCAACAGATCGATCTGGAAATCGAATAAAGACAAAGCATCCATTGGCTTTGTCTCATGTGAGGGGAACCCACCTGTACGATAATCATATCGTGGGGGTATGAGTACAGGTGGGTTTATCATACACAGAAAGGAATACTATGAATACTTTTGCGATAGATTTTGAAACTTATTACGATAAAGAATGTTCAATTAAAACATTAGGAGCGGTAGGTTACTTTAATCACCCATTGTTTGATGCCTATATGGTATCTGTCGTTGGTGATGAAGGTACTAGCTTTGTAGGTGACCCTAGAGATTTTGATTGGCAGATAATAAAAGGCCAGAGAGCGATAAGTCATAATGCTCCATTTGATCAGAGCCTCTACTTACATGGCGTTAAGATGGAGTGGTGGAAGCCTGTAGAATATGCGGAGTGGTTATGTACTGCTGATTTAGTTGCATACTGCGGCTTACCAAGAGCATTGAAGAACGCTTCTTCTGAACTGTTCGAACTAGAAGTCTCTAAGGAGACGAGGGATAACATGTTAGGTAAGCGTTGGGAGAACATGACTAAAGAATTTAAGAAAGAAGTTTCTGAGTACGCATTGAAAGACTCAGAACTTTGTTTGCAGATATGGCAAACACTAGAAGATAAGTGGCCTGAGACAGAAAGAAACATCAGTTGTCTTAACAGAACCATATCGCAGAGAGGGTTGCCAATAGATACTGAAGAACTTCGTAGACAGTTAGAGAACATTAATACTAATTTGTTTGAAGCGGAGAACTCTATCCCTTGGATCAATGACGCTCCTACATTATCAAGAAAAGCATTTAATAATGAATGCCGTAAAATGGGCTTGGAGCCACCTGTCAGTCTAGCTATGACTGATGAAGACGCTAATAAGTGGATTAAAATATACGGCCAGAAGTATAAGTGGATCGGAGCAGTAAGAGACTACCGAAGAATTAACTCTCTTAAAAGAAAGCTAGAAAGTTTCAATCACGCCACCATGTCTGATGAAAGATACTACGGTAATATTATGTATTGGGGAGCGTCTACTGGCAGGTTTTCAGGAGGGGGTGGAAACCTTAACTTACAAAACTTACCTAGAGGAGAGATGTTTGGAGTTGATCTCCGTAAACTCATAGCTTCAAAACCAAATAAGAAGCTCATTGCGGTTGACCTCTCTCAAATTGAAGTCCGTACTTTATGTTGGTTAGCGAAAGATAAAGACACTCTACAAGAAATAGAGTCTTGTGATGACATATACGAAGCCTTTGCTATTAGGTTTGATAGGTGGGATTCTTCTAAAGGAGTTCTAAAAGACGAAGATCCTAAGTTACGTCACTTAGTTAAAACGATTGTCTTAGGTTGTGGCTATGGAGCGAGTGCTAATAAGTTTGCATTGATAGCAGGTATACCTCTCGAACAGGCCGAGCAAGCTGTTAATATGTACAGAAACAAAATGAATAAGGTTGTTGGATTATGGAACGGTTTACAACGAAGAATGCACGTTGCATACACTACAATGAATAATTTTGAAGTCCCTCTGCCCTCTGGACGATCTATAAATTATGGTAGGGTTGAGGTAGCTTTACAAAATAACCGAAGAACATACGTAGCTAGAGTAGCTAAAGGAGCTAAGAAGATACCTGTCAGACTTTGGGGAGGTTTATTAGCGGAGAATGCTTCTCAAGCATTAGCGAGAGATGTGTTTTCAGACATGCTTCTAAGAATAGATGAAGCAGGTATTAAAACAATTTTCCACGTACACGATGAAGTTGTCGTGGAGACAGATGAAGACAAAGCAGAAGAGACTCTTGAAAAGATAATATCTATAATGAGTACTCCTCCTAGTTGGATTGAGGACATCCCATTAGAAGCTGAAGGAAAAATACTAACACGATACGAGAAATAAAATGCAATACCGATACCTTAAAAATCTAAAAGAACAAAAGGCTTATAAGTTCACAGACCCGCTACAAGTACAGAAGAAGAAACCAAAGTTTACTAACAAAGCGAAGTATAGAGAATGGTGTGCTGATAAGGATACTGATCATGTATTCTATAGTATGGTCGAAGGCGATAATCCAAACCTTCGAGTGCAGGGAGATAACCCACCTAACTTTGTTTTTGGAATAGTAGCTGACTATGATGCACCTGTTGATTGGGATCTAGCAATGAAGATAATTAAGACTCAGTGCAAAGATCATCTCCCCACTTGGATGAGTAAGACACAATCTGGGTATATAAGACTGGTCTGGGAACATGGAAAGACCCCCACCTCTAAAGAAAGGTATGCTCCTTATATGAATATTATGTGTAATGAATTAAGCCTAGAACGTATCTTTGCTGGTTTCGATAGGTCATCTCTTAAAGCTAATCAGTACTTTGAGTTAGGTGAAGATTGGGTACGTATTGGTGATCCTTTAGATAGTGCATTAATACAGAAAGCGATAATCAAAGCGGCTATGTCTAAACCGCCTCAAACTTCCGAGACTTCGATACCTATGGAAGTTGTCGGTAAGGAAGTTATGGAGAAGTTTCCCAACAGATGGTTAGGTGAATTCGTAGAGGGTGAGAGAGGGCCATTGTTCTGGATAGATGACGGTATTGAAAGAGAAGGATGTATGATTACTAAGGATGGTATGCTTTGTTTCTCTGATAGAGCAGGTAAAGACTTTGTTCCTTGGAAAGAAATACTTGGCTCTAAGTTTGTGAAGGACTTCGAGACAGCTAAGTTAGGGGATATACTAGACAACTACTGGTTCAATGGCACTAAGTTTTTTAAACTACTGCATGGCACTGCTGTAACGATACCGAAAGAGTTGCTAGTTTTAGAGCTAAGAAACTTAGGTTTTACAGTAGATAGAAAAAAGAAACCAATATCAGAAGTAGAAGCAGCCGTCATATCTATATGTAATGAGAATAGAATAGACGAGATAGCACCTATCATATGGTCTAAAGACCGTGTAGTTCAGACAAACTCTAATAGAATTCTAAACTCTCAAAACATACACCCTATCGAACCTGCCGATAACGGAGATAAAAAGAACTGGAAGTTCATCGATAAATGGTTGAGTAACTTCTTTGTAGATGAGGATATCCCGACCATCTGTTACTTTAACGCATGGATGAAAAGATTCTATGAATCCGTATTATATAGAACTCCAATGCAAGGGCAAGGATTTATAATCGTAGGGCCGACAGGCAGGGGTAAAACTTTATTAGCAAGAAGGGTTATAGGAGCACTTGTCGGTGGGTACTCTGACGCTTCTGAATATGTGTCGGGGCATACTGCTTTCAACAAAGAACTAGCTAGAGTTCCTTGTTGGTGCGTTGATGACACGAAGAGTGCTGCAAGCTATCAAGAACAAAGAAAAGCTACTGAGAATTTTAAGATGATAGTTGCAAACCCAGACATATCTTATATGGCTAAATATTGTGATGATATAAGTATACCTTGGAGCGGTCGTATTGTTCTTACTCTTAATATGGATGCGAACTCACTTAGTGTTATTCCTGCTCTTGATTCAAGTAATAGAGATAAAATTATGGCTGTGAGAATCAGTGAAGATGCTCTATCTAAATTCCCTCCAAACGATGAACTAGAGTCAAATATCTTAGAGGAGTTACCTTTTTATGCAAAATACTTACTAGATTGGAACCCTCCAAAAGAAATAATAGGTAGGTCACGTTATGGAGTTAAGTCTTTTATTGATAAGAAGATTGCATCTGCTGCTTATGATAACTCAAGTAGAAGTAGTGTTGTTGAAATAGTCGAGTTCTTTGCTAAGAGAGGGAGAGAGTATCTCCCATCAGGCACTGAAACTTGGAGAGGTACTTTAGGAGAATTTATAGCTTTAGTAGAAGAATTTAACTCAGGTAGGAAGTTCGGTAATAGTAACAGTCCAGAATTTGTGAGAAGAGGTTTACTCATAATTGAAGAAGCTTGTAAGACTAATGAGTTTATAAGACCTGTTAAGTCTTTAGGTAAAGGGGGAGGAAAGCTTTGGAAGATTGACTTATCGGATAAGTACGATATAGATAAACTAATAGATAATGAATAGACAAGAAATCGAAAAATTTATTGAACTCCAGTGTCCTGACCACAGTGTTTTCCTAGCTGATGACTTGGATGAAGCATTCGTAGGTATTGACTCAGAAGACGAAAATCCTAGAGCTGTATACTCTATAGATAAATGTATAAAAATACTATCTGAGGATATGTCTAAAGAACAAGCGTCAGAATATTTCTGGTATAACGTAGCAGGAGCTGGTGGTGAAGGGTTTCCTTTGTTTATATACACACCCCTAAACGAGAAAGACGAAAGCCCTTACTCTTAACCTAAGAATATTCTTTAGGAGGATTAAGTTCAGATATCGCAGTGTGATATCCCGAAGCTTTGTACATAAACCCATGCTCATCTTTATCTCCTCTATTCATAAAGGTAGCGACACTAAAATATTTAGTTGTAGGTAACCATCCAAGTATCCATACAAACATTAAATCTTTTCTAACACGGGTGAAAAAATGAATGTCGTTGTCAGGGATCTTACTCTTAGGAGTATTGACTGAAACGATATATTCAGGTTTAGGTATAGAACTACAAGTTTTAGATTTTATTTCTATCCTTTTCTTTTTGTGTTCAAGATCGTGCGTAAATAGATTATCTCCTACGTACTTACTTTTACTAATAAATTTATTAATAGCTATCTCACCAAGACATCCCGTCATTCTACCCATTCCTTTAGTAAATGAATTAGGTAAAACACCCATTGCTGTAGCTCTTGTGTGAGCTAAAGAAATATCATCGCTTGTGGGTTTATATAAAATAAAAGACCCACTTTCGCTGAATTTACTCATGATCTATTTTTTTAAGGAATGTTTCCCATGCAGGAAAAAATATTTCTTCCATACATCGAACAACAGCTTCTTGATCGTAATTCTCAAGCCAGCCTACACCACTTATTAATAAACTAGCTTCCATCATTTCATGCCTGATGGTGTTAATTAAATTTTTTCCTTTGAGGGTTTTGTTTATCTCAATAGTCTTCTTATCGTGTAGGTATAATCCGAAGTCAGGGCTGTCCCCATTAAAAGGAACTAACTCAAGTTTAACTCTTTGACCTGCAATCGATATAGATTTAGGGAGTTGCACATTACCACCTTTCTGAAAGCTCCTTGTAAAGCTCTATACCAGAAGCGATTGAAGTTGCCATGCCTTCCATACTCTTTAGAGCTAGATCAAAATCCTCCTCATTACTGCCAAAAAACGGTTCTGCGATTACGGCTGGGCAATGAGTCAGTCTTAGAAAACCAGCCCCTCTACTACCTTTCCCTTTCTCTTTAATGCCTCTACTACGTAGCTGCGGGAAACAATCCTCAAAAGAATCTCTTAAAGCTCTGGCAAACAATCTGCCTTTCTCTGATGTTTTCCAGTACAACCACTCATGTCCTGTAGCTGAAGGAGTCGCTGCGTTAAAATGAAGTTCTATAGCTGCATCAACACCATCAGATCGAAGTGTTTTAGCTAACCACTTCATAGCACTCCAGTAATTACTTCCTTTATATGTCGAATAAATCTTATGGGGTATATTCATATTAGCTGAAATAATATCAGCTAACTTAGAATTGTAATCCCATTCAGTGACTCCAGTTATAGAGGCTGCTCCTGAATCATTTGGTCGGCTGTGTCCCACGCAGATTGCTATCATTACCTATAATTATAGCACGTCTGTACGAAAAATCACTATGGAACTTCTGACCACGACCCATGAGATTACCCTCTACAAAGGGATAATCGTAGCCTTTTATAAGGCTAATTGTGGGGGGATCATATATTGCGCTTTCGTTCAATCTGGAGTCGCCCGCTAAGTCGCTCAAGTTGCAGCTTGGCAGCAGGGCTACCATCAGCAGCAAGCTTATCAATTTTATCTTCCAAGTCATAAAGGTATCTGCGTTGTTTGCCTTTAGTGTAGTTCACATAAGCTTCTAACGCTAATACAATTATGCGGAAAAAGTGCCTCACTTCTTTTTAGATAGTATAGACCAAATAACGCCTACTAAAGTAACCGCAGCAGACACACCAGTAGTTACTTCCTCACCAGAAGCTAACCCATTCTGAGTCATAAAACCCCCACCGAAAGTAAGGATATGACGTATGATTCCTAATATTGCTTGTTTGTTCATTTCTTTTTCTTAATTAAATTGTATAAAGTAATTATAGCTACAGTGATACCTAAGAGTCCTCCAACGACTTGAATACCCCATTGGATAACTTCCGCATACGGAATCGTGACTGCTATTAAAGAGCCAGTCACTCCTGTAACCCCTTTAGCTACTATTTCGCTATTGCTCATAAAGTGAGCAATATACCACAATTAATCAATAATACCAAACTCCTTGGCGTAGCTCTCAGCAGCTTTCTCAATAACCCACTTCATGTAGTCTTTATCTTCTGTAAAGCCTTCCTGTGGAATGGTTTGTGGAAGATCTGGAGTGCCTTCTGTGTAGTCTGGATTGGGTATTGTAGGCTCTCCAACAGCAGGAACATAGTCAGGGTTTTCAATCATTGGCTCCCCTACAGCTTCTTTAGCTTCTATATAATCAGGGTTGTCAATAACTGCTGGCCCTTGTTCCTCGACTGCTGGAACATAATCAGGATTATCTATGAACTCCTCAGACTCTTCGTCCTCTTCATCGTAATCAGGATTTAGAATCTGCGGTTCCCCAACGGCTTCTGACCCCTTTACGAAATCAGGGTTGGGAATTAAAGGCTCCCCAAACTCTTCAGTTGCTGGTTCGTAATCAGGATTTTCTATAAGTGGATCACCTATAGGTTCTTCATAATCAGGATTAACCATCTCCTTCAAGAGATAAGGCTCTACATAATCAGGATTATCTATCCAAGGTAAGGAGGCGTTGTACGCTTCTCTGGCTTTTGTGATGCCAGCAAGATGATTATCATCTTCTATTTCTATATAAAAACGCATTACTCTACTACTTCTGCTGGAACCTCTTCAGCTACTGGTTGCTCTGGAGGAGCGACAGTCTCGCCTGTTTGCTCAGATATTGTCTTAGCTAAAACGACTAAAGCTTCAGCTCCGTTCAAACCGACAGCTTTAACAGCAATATCGATAGCTTGGATGTTTACTTGGATTAGATCCTTATTTAGTTTAAGTGTAACTTCTTCCATAATATAGTTAGGATATGCAGTAAATACGTAGATTCAAGTGTTTTATTAGCCTATATACCAGTAACTTCCGTCTGAATAAACAGGGACAAAATAAGAACCCCCTCCATAAGCTGCCTGTTGTCCTATATTGGAACTATTATACTGTACAGCAGAGTCACTTATAAACGCTCTAGCTCCTATTGTTGAACTGCCCGCAGTAGGCAAAGTGCTAAGTGTATATACCTTTTGTTTAATAACCCCATCGACATCTAGCTCTTGTTGTGGAGATGTAGTACCTATTCCGACTTGTCCAGAGCTATCTATTCTGACAGCTTCTGCGTCATTAGTTTCAAAAGCTAAACTGTTTCCATTATGCCTATATATTATAGATCCGACATTTGAGTCAGCGGTGTCACCAAAAAAGATTCTACAATTACTTGTTGTACCTGCTGTCATCATCCGCAGATCAGTATTACCATTATTATCTGTGTTGTAGATGCGAACTGCTGCCCCTGACTTCTCAACATCGAGCAAATAGTTTGGACTTGTAGTACCAATGCCTACCTGCTGGGCATCATCAATCATCATGGCAAAGTTGCCAGCAAGAGTGTAAAACTCCATGTCGTTGGTAGAGTGGTTATAAGCGATATAACCTGAATACCTACCAGTTCCTGAATCAGTATCTGCAAATGCTAGTACACCTTTTGCTGCATTACTGGATCTTATAGTAATTCCATGATCCCCACTTGTCGTATCTCCTACGACAAGGTTGCTGAAATAATAATCATTAGGGTTAGTCACACCTATACCAACTTGACCACTGTGTCTGATGGTCATCTTAACATGGGTGTTCCCACCACCAGTTAAGAACTGTGTTCCCATACCAGAGCTGACATTTCCGAAAACTGCAAACCCTGCTAAAGTTCCAGAGAAGTTTGCTCCAGCAGTACCAGTTTCATGTCCAATATAAACTTGAGCTGTACTAGCCGAAGTTTTCATGAAGATGAAATTTGAATCTGTATCTCCATCTGATTCGATAGTAATCGCTTTGTCACCAGTATGATCTATGTGTAATGGTGTTGATGGACTTATAGTTCCAATACCAACTGGCCCGTTGTTAAAGTAGGACTTATCAACCTGCACTCTAAACCTTTCAGCCATAGAAAGGTCAGCACCTACTGTGTCTGTAGTAGCACTTCCTGTAGTAAGGACATTGATTCCATTATGATTAATCTTCAGGAGTGTCTTATGTCCTGAGAAGTTATCGTATGTAGATACAAAACCTGCTGCTCCAGATTTTCCAGCAACTCCATATCCAAGTACTAATGACCCACTAGAATATTCTGTACTGAAGACACTAAGATAATCATCTCCACTGTACCTTCTAGTTAAGAACTTTCCTCCACTTGTAGATCCAGTATGAGATAACTGAACAAATCCCTGACTACTAGCCTCTAACTGAACATTGCTTGATGTTTTTAATCGAACGGTCCCAGCAGATCCTGATGTTATTTCAGCACTTCTAGTAGAAGCAAAATAACCTGCATTTATAGTATCTAAATAAGCATCTCCATTTGTAGCATAAATAGCACCATTTGCTACTTGGATACCTACTCCAGTATTTACTGAAGTAGTGCCTAATCCTACAGCACCCCCTGCCTCGATATGTAGTTGATCAGCAACACCATTTTCATGTATCGCAAAATCTCCGTTACTATACGCCTTCAACCACCATTGCTCCGTACCACTTCTAGAAAGACCAATCATGTAGTCTTGCGTAGAGTTTACTTTTAGAGGATATCCAGAACCTGCATCAATTACAACTTTTCTATCTGGACTTGTAGTTCCTATTCCTACATTACCACTTGAGTTTAGATAGATAGATCGATCAGCGTTTGTGCTGTTATTAGAACCTAATTGTAAACTTGATTGCGCTCTAATAATTGAGCCTGTGCTACCTGCGTCAGAGGCATATATATCAAGATATGTTGCGCCTCCTTTCTGGAATCTTAATTCACCTCCAGAAGTTCCATCTATATCTATACCGCCCCATCCAGAACCATTATAAACATCAAGTTTAACTGAAGGGCTAGTAGTACCTACCCCTAATCTACCATCCGCAAGCAATGTCATCCTAGTGTCACCAGAGCTGTTGCCTATATGACCGCCTGTCGCAAACCTTAGTGTTCCACCACTGTTAAATAACGTACACGCTTGGTTGGTTGTGCCGTTGCTCAAGAACAATCTTCCCGATAAGGTACTAGCAGTTGTATCTTGAGAAATGTTAATTCCATGCGCTCCGTTCGATGATACTTCAAGTTTACTTGTTGGGTTAGTAGTACCTATTCCTACTAATGCTCCATTAGTAAGTGTTAAGTGTGTACCACCACCTGCGCCTATAAATAGTTTTTCTGAACTATGGTTATAAACCACATATCCTCTGTAGGCTTGATCTCCTGTTGTTCCGTCAGCAAAGTACAAATTGGAACTGTTACTACTCCCGCCATAAATCGTTATACCTTGATTTCCTGAGCCACTTCCTACGACAAGATTTCTAGCATCAGTGTGTAAAGCGGATGGATTTGTGTTCGCTATTCCTACATTAGCATTTGAGTGTAAATGCAAAGCAACTTGATTAGCCTCTGCACCTTCTGAGGGCATATCAGTTAAGAACTGTAAATGACCTTCACCACCTGATGGCCCTGCAACAGCCTTAATAGATGCCATAACACCTTGTGTATAGTCAGTGGTGTCGCTATTGAAAAACTCTATTTTACCTACAGCATCGCCAGCACTTGTTTCACCTGTTGATGTAAGGCGCATAATACCACCCCCACTTGTTCCTGCTGCTGAAATTTCTAAAGCCCTTTGTGGTGATGACGTACCTATCCCTACATTCCCCCTATCAAATACCATTACATCGTCGTAAGCAGTACCATTATTCTTCATGTTCCAGTGGTAGCTGACCACACCACTTGCTGGAACTTCTGTTGCTAATGATAAATAATAACTAGACGAAGCTGGATAATATGACCACCTCATTGCTTCTGTTGACAATCCACCACCTTGATCACTAAACATAGGATTCAAAATCCCTTTGGTGATCTTTATATTGCCCCTGTTGTTTCCCATATCAACATTAGCTGCGCTATGGTTAATGAAAAACTGATCGGGTGTACTTGTTGCAGATGAGTTACCACTTTGGATAATGGTTCCAGTATCACTTGTGTGAACATCAATACCTGAATTGGTATTAACGAGAAGCTTGGCGTTTGATTGGATTTGAGTGTGGTTAATAATAAAGGAATTAGAAGTAGCACCATTTGCCCTAAACTGAATTTCCCCTGCACCTAAAATTGAGGTATTGGTAGTTCCAAACTGGAACTCTAAATTGGAGTTACTGCTTCTTTCAAACTTTATAGTCGGCCCTGCTGAATCATAAACATGTAATGTGCTACTTGGGGTTGAAGTTCCTATACCAACTTTACCATCACCATCAATGGATAAATCTTTACGGTTATCTGTAAGGTTATTTA